TTCTACTTCCTTGAGGCTGGACGTAAGATTGGTGTCTACCTCTGTGACCAGCGTGCCTACGGTACAGCACTTGCCATGATCAAAGACAATGGTCGTGATGCAGTACTGCCACGTTACTTGGCTACACTTAACACACTCTCAACTGAGCAAGTTGAGCAGTTCAAGACTGAAGCTCAGTCTGGTGCTAAGAAGCGTAACGCAGCTCAGCAAAAGTTGTTCTTATCAGTATTCAAGAACATCAAGAGCACTATCGTAAGCCTCGTGCCTACGAAGTCAGAAGTAGAATCTACTAACTAGTAGATAAGCATTACATCCTGGGTATGATGTAAAACTGCCCACCCACACATCATAGATTTTGTATGTACCCTTCAATGGAACTGTGTGGGGCCATGCTGTGAAGCATTAATTAACCCAAAAGAAAGGAATTATCATGTCAATAGATGAGGCATTCAATGTATTCATAGAAGAGTACAAAGGTATTGAATGTAAGCAACAATTCGTTCTCGGCCCAGTCTTCAAAAATTGGGAGGGAACTATTGAATGGGCTAATAATCTCTATGGTACTACTAATAGTGATTGGATAGTAATGACTGAGGGAGATAATAATGTTCCCCGCACTACAGGATTAACTGCGACTAAAAGGCGTAAGTTATCTTCTAAGACAGTACGCATTATTATTCAGCCCATGTTTGCAATAGCTTAGGCTTGCTTAGATGCTTATAACTTAGGCTTGTATACGCTAAGCTAAATGCTTTATGTGGAACATATACGAACACTTGTTAGTGTTCCACGTGGAACATATGTATCGATTCGATATATGCCCCTCATGTATAATCATATAGGTTATATGTGGGGGGCTTTATCATAGCCTAAAAAAACTTGCATGTGTTTAGACACACGCATTGCACTCTGTTTTCAGATATATCTGAATTCATATGGTAACTCTAATTTGTATACATAGTAGGTTGCAATGGCATCCGTACTTATTCACCTTGATGATGGTATATACGTCTAACTCTTACCCCCCGGTAAAGACGTATGTATCGAGTGAGTACGGGTGTCATTGGGACATACTATAGACGTGAGTCTAGAGATGTCTTCATTACCCAAAGTAAGAAAGAAAGTAGGTTAAGTATGCCGAGCGTACTTCAGTTAGATAGATGCTGTTGGAACTATCATTTGCAGGTTAGTGATTATGAGGGGCTCCCGCCGATGGCTAAGGAGTTAACTCATGTACACATTCACCTTGCATCTGTGGAATACTTTGATGTGGTGGCTATTGCTACCATACAGAGTAACTTCAATGGTTTGTGGGATTTGCTTACAACGAATCCCCGCGCCAATGAGGCCTCAGCATCTGAGTTATTGAGTCAGTTGAAGAGTAACATTCGTGCTAGCTATCGCCAGGAGTTTAAGTCTGGTTTGCTAGTGCCTGTGCATAACTGTTCTCCCCGCCGCGTCCAGAATTCATTCGAGCACATCATGTTCAATCAGGGTGTTGTTTTGTATGATCCTGAGCGTGACGGCGTACCTCAGTTCTAGGATATCTAATGGCTAATACTATTAAATGTACTATGTGCTGGAAAGAGACTCCATTACAGTTCCCCGACATTGATGGGGCTGAGTCTCAGGTAGAGAATGGTGTTCAGCTCATATTCCAAGTAGGATATGGTATGTTCACTGATGTTGACTTTGGTAGCGAATGGTCTTCGCCCGAGGCTATCCTTTGTCATGACTGTGTGATTAAAGTCTTGGATTTATTCCCTGAACCATTCAGGAAACGATTCCAAGATGGTCACGCTGTTGGTACAAAGGGTTGTGATGGGTGCAGCTATTCGTTTCAGATAGACTGATTGTTGCACAGTCCTCACCTCGATCATTAAGGTGGGGACGATGGGATGATCAGTCCCCCACTAGGGATGGTGGTTAAACTATCCATGCAGTACAACCCAAAGTAGGAGGTTAGGTACATGAGTACACTGCGTAAGCTGTGTAGTTGTGTAGTTCTTGCTGCTACGGCGAGTACGGTACCACAAGCGAGTGCAATTGTGAATCCTGGGCAACCCCAGGTGGAACCAATTACACGTGCTGTTGCTCCCACTGATGTGTTGTTTAGTACGGAGGTTATATCTCCCACTATTCTGACATCATACAGTGATAGCCAGCCGCTTGCAGTACCTACAAAGCCATGGTTCAGGTTTACACCTAGGTATTTACCTGGTGAGAACCCTGAGCTGCAGCAATGGGACACAACAGACACAGATGCAACAGCAACATGGCCTGATGCTGCTGATCCAGTACGGCAATTGCCGATGGCGATTCAAGTGAAGTTTGCTTGCATTCGTTATCACGAGAGCCGCAATCACCTACACTCGGTTAACATAACGAGTGGTGCTGGTGGTTGGTATCAGTTCACCCCGTACATCTGGGGGTATGCAGTAGCACAACTACCTGGATTGCCTGCATCAATTGCGCAAGCAACTGGTGCTCAGCAGTCTGAAGTAGCTGTGTTTTACTACAAACGTAATGGTAGTCTTTACCCTGAATGGGGTGGGGACGCTGGCGTTTGTAACTTGTAGTAAATGGTATGGGTTCCACCATTAACGGGCCCACTTACCCAAACAAGAAAGGCAGTAAAATGACAAGTAAGAAAATGAGTGAGATGATTCAAGATACTCTCGAGTTAATCGATAGCATTCTTAATCGTCCTGCTACTAGGAGTCAGGTACTTTCAGTGATCAAGCACATTGAATCACTAGAATCTAAGTCTGAATCTAAAGCAGCAGTAGCCACTGAGACTAGGATAGTTAAGCCTAAGCCTAAAAAGCAACGGTCTTACATATCTTGGCGTGACCACACCTTTGAAGGTTGGTTTACCAATGTCTTGGATGGCAATGCACATCTTATCACGTACACTGAGATGACTAACTTAGTACCAGAATGGCGTAAGATTAACCGTTCTAGTATGCGTAACCGATTCCGTACGGAAGCCGAACGTCGTGGTTACAAATCAGTGACTGTTAGGTTTGACAACGAAGAGAAAATGATTTTCGTTCAAGCTTTAATGTAACCTAGTTTAACTAGGTGGAGTAAGTGGTATCACAGATGGGAATCTGGGAGGGGTTCAACTCCCCATACTCCACGATGGTATCTTACACATACCAGGCAGTAACAGGATGCGGGTGGACGCAGCCCTGACACAATACAGAAACCACATACCTAAAACAAGAAGAAAGTAAGGAAAAGATTATGAGTGAAGCAACCTACGAAGGCATGCCTATCCCACAGTGCTACATTGACATTCAAGATGCTTTGGAGTCTGGTACAGATCGTATCATTCTCTACGGTCGTCCTGGTACTGGTAAGACTTACTCCGGCCTCACAGCTGGTGTGTCTGATCCAAGTCAGTCTGAGCGTCTAGTATGTACTGAGGACATGACATCAGCCGACGTTTCAGGTGCATTCATGCCTAACGTAAGCGGTGGGTTTGAGTTCCTACCTGGTGCAGCTTTGCGTGCTTGGACCAACGGTACTCGTTTAGTTATTGACGAGATCGATAAAGCTGGCGGTGACGTATTCGCCCAGCTCCTAGCATTCACTGACACCGTAGACTCAGCATCATTTACACGACCAGACAATGGGGAAGTAGTTCGTCCTAAGCCTGGTTTCTCTGTTGTGATGACCTCTAACATTGAGGATCCACGTGACCTGCCTACTGCACTTAAGGACCGGTTCCCGTTTGCAATCGAAGTCAATGCAGCACACCCTGCTGCCTTGGTTAAGTTGCCACCACAGCTTCGTCTGTTGGCTGCAACTATGATTGCTGCAGAGCCTGGTCAACGTGCTAGTTTGCGTGCGTTCTATGAGTTCAATCGTCTACTATCTGGTGGTCGGTTCTCTCTTGAGCGTGCAGCTAACCTGATCTTCGGACCAGTGTTAGCAACGCAGATCATACGCTGCATGTCTGTTGGCACATTGGAGCCTGAATTCACACTCACGGTGTAAATCATGAGTGACGAACTAATGGATCCAATTATTCCACTAGCTGATGTTGTGTCTGCATTTCGTGATGACATAACTACAACAACTAAGTGGCAAGTGCAAGCAACAGCAGGTGAGTTCGGTGCTGGTGTTGACTTTGCTGCTGGGATTCTAGCTGTCCCCCTCTCGGGTGACAGTTATTCTCAGCAAGTACAGTTACGCAAGCTAGTTGAACTACGTTGTTCTCCTACTGATCCAGCTTTATACAAACAAGTAGCTACCTTTTATCAGGAACAAGGTATCACTGAGAGTGTTCTCCGTGCTGCCGAAGCTGCTCGTATCTCAGCTATCACTGAGAAGTTTGCTGTACAGTTTGGTTTGAAATCAGAACCAGATGGATCAGAGAAGAATCGTGGCAAGAATCTAGCATCTGCTAAGTCTGCTGCTGCATGGGACCAGGCTGTTGAGTTCACACTTAGACATCATGGTACGAAAGCCTTTGACTCGTTCGCGAGTGGTGTTCGTGCCGTTAATCCTGAGTGGAGCAAGTCATTGCGTGCTCTCAACAAGCGACTCACTAGTACACTAGCTGGTTCAGCACGTGGTCTCGGTGACACTAGTCCAATGCAATTTGGCCATGGTGTTACTGGGCCTGCTGGTTTTGCCAACTCTGTGTATGCTGCTAGTGTTGTACGTGACTACTTGTCAGATGGATATAAAGCTCCTGATGACATGCGAAGAATGCGTCAAGCACTAGAAGAGAAGCGTGCTGAAAACTATGGTGATGTTGATCCTAAAGATTTATCTGAGCGAGGTAAATTAACTCCGCAAGAGATGAGTGTTGACGACGATATTCCTGATGGTTTTGAGTTTAGTGACGACTCTGACTTTGGTAAGCTACGTGTTTGTGACACGTTGCCACTAACAGTTGAGGTTCCAGGTTACATGCATCGTAAACGTAAAGCAATGACATCTGGTCGTCGCATTGCGTATCCATCTCGTATGCTTACTGACCCACAACGTCGTGTGTTCGGCACTAAGGTTCGTGTTAAGGGTGGTATCGTAGTCATTGACATCTCAGGTTCTATGAGTCTGAGTCAAGATGACATCGAAGCCATCGTTAACAACGCACCTGCTGCTGTTATCATTGCGTACAGTGACTGTGGCGATGACCCTGAGCCTAACGCTTGGGTCTTAGCTAATCGTGGCTGGCGTGTTAGGGAAGTAGGTAACATCGGTGGTCATAACAATGGTGTTGACGGACCAGCTCTTACATGGGCTATTCGTCATCGTCATCGTAATGAGGAAATCATCTGGGTCACTGACGGTCACGTTACTGGCATCAAAGGTGGTTCCAATGCACAACTAGCTGTTGAGTGTGCTAAGTTAGTTAAGAAACACAAAATCATTATGATTCCTAGTGTTGAAGAGGCTGTTAAGCAGTTCAAATCTGGTAGGTTTATTAATAAACCTCACGGTTATGTACGCGAAGCCTTGCTTGGCAAACTTTAATCACGTGTTTGTTGGTATCTTATAAACCAACAACTGGGGTGTCTATCAAGCGACACCTCAGTACCATGCATTACATTGTAATGCAGTGTATCCAAATGGATACTGTAACCAAAATAACAAGGAGTAAGTATGTCAGAAGAAGAGTTCAACTTCGGTGATCTCGATCTACAATTGGATGAGAGTACTCAAGCGCGTATTGCACACGCTGAGTTTCTTGAATCAATTAAAGATTGGGGTTCTACCATGGGATTGATTGCTGTTCCATTCACTCACATGGCTCAGGCTGTTGCTATTGCTGAGGAAGATGATACATCAGAAGATGAAAAGCACAAGTTATACAAACGTGTTGCAACTGCAATGCCAACTGGTGTTGCTATTGTTGTTGAGCATATCAATGAGTTGTATACTATGTTGCAAGTGGAAGCCGTAAAAATACTCGGTGAACCATTCATGTTCCATGATAGTCATCACCCACATTGTGATGGTACCCGTGAAAACTGCGGTCACCAAGATCACTACAAATCCGATACCAATGAGTAAGGAAGGAGGAACCATGGAAGAAACACTCAACCGATTGAAAGCAGAGACTCAGCAGATGAGAGAGATGGTAGCACAATCAACCACTCTTGAAACTGCTCAGGCTATGGCAATACGCATGATCAACCTAGTTGATACAGTTGTGGAATTGCTAGTTAAGCAATCAGTTAAGTAGTTGAGGACAAGAACGTTAAGGCTCTACTAATCTATTAAGTTAGGTTATGTTAGAGTGCTTTTCCTTCTTGTTGTTGCATCTACATAAGCCTATCTAAACAAGTTAGTGGGCCTTATCTATCCATAGCAGCTTGCAACCTGCTGTGGCGTTAGAACACCACGCGAGTGTGTTCAACCTACATGATTTGTCATGAGTCATGTAGGTTCTGTTGTGGTACTACCAGTTAATCGCCTTGCCAGTGTGCGCTTTGATAGGCACGAGAGCCACGCAATGATACTTGTACGCCACACACTCAGCCTGAAGGGAAGTTCAGGTAGGAAGCGCATCCTTAACAGCACTATGAGGTCTAGGCCACTGACCCAAAAAACGTGGCAAGCCTATGCATGCTGTCATGGTGTGCATAGGCACTCAGCCTAACTTATGTACTGACTACGTCTATGAGATAAGTTAGATGACTCATCATGTGGGGAAGCACATGGAGGTCAGCCTAAACCTTAATTAGCGACCTGTTGGTGGTGTAGGTGAGCCAACGACCTGAGTGGTGTGAAGGTAACCACTAGCCTTGTGAGTGAGCTTTTGTAACTCTCTGTCCTGGGTATGACATTAAAGTGCCCACTTAAACATTACCCAAATAGAAAGGCAGTAAGATTATGCGTATAGAAGGAAGACACAACGATGATAAGACTGAGATTCAAATCATTGTTAAAATAGAGGGTGAAGGAGAATTTGAAGCCTTTACTCATTTCTTTCAAGAAATGATTCAGAACATGGCTAGTGCTGCGGATGCTCTTCTCATTGATCCAATCAATGAAAAAGTATACAAAGGCGAAGACGTGACTGATGAAATGGTTCTGGATGCAATGAAAGATTTTGCTATTCAGAAAGCAACTGAAGCCAACCGTGATTCGGATCCAAGTATGCGTATCAATTTCATCTAAAGAAAGGAATAACATGTCAAGAAGAATATCATGGCGTAAATCGCCTGATGCTGATATCTGGCGTGCTAAAGTTCCACAACATTACAAAGTTGAATGTAGACTTGTAATACATGCTGGTGTAGTTAACAGTTCAGTAATGAATAAGAATGCTAGACTAGAAGTACAAGTACCAACAACAGGTAGGAATTATAAAACCGTAATAATTGTAGAATTTTATAGCAGTTGGTGGGCCAAAGAGTATGTAGATTCTTTACTTCAAGTAATGTATTTTTATGATTTTGATAGTAAGGATCATGCATTTCAATGGTTCATTGATATTTTAAGTAAAGTACAAAAAATAGATCAACCTGAAACATCAGAAGGTAGTTGGACTAGTCTAACTGGTTGGTCTAGATAATAAAAACAGAAAGCCCGGGAGGGCTCTTGGTGGAGTTGACCGTCCCCAACTGATGAAGAGGTCATAACCAAAAGTAAGAAAGGAAACATATGTCTAAGGACATTTTGTGGATTGCTATGCGCGATGGTAAAGGCTGGGCTTCCAGTCGTACTCGTGACATGGTAGACTTAGCCTTTACGGTTAGTAAGTATGACAAGAAAAACGGTGGATCGTTAGTTGTCATTCGTAAACCTAATCGTGATGATGATCCAAAGTCGCGTGCGACTGTGGTGATTGGCATGGTCTACTATGACTCAGTATCTGAAGCTAAGGCTGCAGTTAAAGCTGCTGTTGACAATGCTAACATGAGTAGTTCAAATAAGGAGAGTGCTCGCACTACACTATTAGAACAGATGTTAATAACGTCTAACACCAATGCTAATGCAATTATTGTTATTGGTCATAAGGTAAGATCACAAGGTCATTACAGTTCAACTACTGTTATGAATAGTGTTAATACTACAGTTGAAAGCACAATGCAGGAGGAAGTTGAAGCTGAAATAGAGCGTAGACTAGAAGCTGCACCAGATGCTATGCAACAATGGTTAGACATGACTAAAGATCTTACTGAGACTTTTAGCATGACCAAAGCTGTAGCAGATGTACAAGCAGTAGTTGAGGTTGCCTTTGACCCTAGCACATGGCAAGAAGGTCAGCCTTACCCATCAGAGTACATGCTGGTGGGTGGTCGTCTCATGAAGATGGAATGGCCTAAGTAGTATCGTAGTATCACCTGGGTATGTGATTAAACTGCCCATTCAAACTAAAATAAGTAAGGAATATATAATGAAAACATATTTTATCAAAGCTGGCACCGATGTTGATATTGATGTTATTCCATGTGATCAAATAAACTCATATGATTTCATCAAAGAAAGCATAGGTGGTGGTACATTTGATTGTATTGCTTTACCTAGTTTAGGTATAGACATCTGGATTGATGATGATGGTAAGTTAGTTGAGGATCCTAAAATAAATCTGCTTGGTACTGCACTCTGGATGAAAGAGTACGGTCCAACTGATACAATTATGGGAAACATCGTTATTACTGGTGGTGTTGATGATGATGGTAATACTATTGGCATGACTGAGGAAAAGGGTAAAGAAATAATTGCCTTAGCTAAAGTATTTGTTGATGCACTTACCAATCAAATAATGGATGAAATTATACTAGGAAAATAATAAAGCAGCCCTAGTCTGGTGATGAAGTAAGCTAGTTCAATTCTAGCTTAGGGCGCTCCCAAGTAGGGAATGTAGTATAACCAAAAACAATAAGGAGTAAGCACATGGGTTTAGACCAGATGCTATTTGCAGTAACAAGCCATCCCGATAACCACGACTTCGGATACGATCCTGATGCTCAGTATCGTCAGTTTGGTAGTTGGCGTAAGCATCCCTATCTTCAAGGTTGGATGGAAAAACTATTCAATACTAAGGCAGATGCTCAAGGTTATGTAGGTCATGGTGAATACCATGATGGTATTGAAGTTATGGCGCGTGAAGCTGATGGCAATGAGATGACACCTGAGATGATGCAGCAAGCATTAGATTCTGATTCTGAAATGCTTAAGAAGATTAAACAAGAACAGTTTACTTCTAAAGCTATTCATACAACTAAGGATCGCATCTTTAATCAGCAATGCGTCAGACTTAACATAGGTGATTTAGATCAACTAGAGATGGCTATTAAGTTAGGTGAGCTACCAGCAACCAAAGGATTCTTCTTTGGTGATGATGCTAGCGAACACTATAAAGAATACGATTTAAAAGTTATTGAAGCAGCTCGTCAAGCTGTTAAACTAGGTCTAGATGTATACTACGATTCATGGTGGTAACATCTAACAAGGTTGCATTTGGGTAATGCATCAGTCCCAGCCAGTCGGTGGTGAAGTATGGTGGTTCGACTCCACCTTGGGACGCTCCCAAGTAGGGAATACATAAAACAAGTAAGGAGAATAACATGGGTGACCGTGGACATGTAGAGATTATCAGTGAGGGAGATCCAACACTGTATTACTACACACACTGGGGTGCTTCAGGTTTACCAACAGATGTTGCTGATGCTTTGCATCGTGGCAAAGGACGTTGGGATGACAGTGAGTATCTCAATCGTATCATCTTCTCAGAAATGATTAAGGATTCTGTTCTATCAGATACTGGGTATGGTATTGGTTTCCACCAGCATGGTGATGTATGGCGTATTGTAACAATAGATCACGTCAACAAAACTGCTGGTATTAAAGAAATCAACTACGATAAAGTAGATTGGTCTAACTACAATGAAGATGATGTAGTATGGGATTGGAAATTAGAACCAGTACCATTTGAAGTGTTTGTTTATCTTAATAGTTTAGTTACAGCAAAGGAATAATCATGGGTAAAAAACTAGACAAAGCTTTCTATCAACTGAGCAATGAAACTCGTCATCACATTAACTTAGCAATGGCTAAGCAAGAAGATTACGAAAATGGATTTGCTCAGGGATTTTCGGAAGCACTACGCATAGTAGCAAAGATAAGAGAGGAGGAGAATGAGTAAAACATTTACATGTCCTCGTTGTGAAGAAACTTGGACGGGCTTTCCAGCCCTATCTAGGCTAGACAACAGGACAGAGATTTGCTCACCATGTGGCATGCAGGAAGGTCTTGATGATTACTTTCACCAGCCATTAGTAAAATATAAATTAACCAATTAAAAAAGGAATAAAACAATGAAAACATTAATCGTAGCAAACGTACTAATGTGCGTAGCCGATGCTGTCCTAGCTATTGCTAGCTTAAATGCTGTCAATGCAGGTCTAGCTATCATGTGTGGGTTCAGTGCTTGGTACATCAACCAATTGCGAAACCTACGCAAACCAAAGCATAAGGCTTGACAAACTCATGTAACCGCAGTATAGTTACATCGTGAACCAAGTACGCCGCAACGCTCTCTATAACTTACAATCCAAGTATGTCGAATCTAACCTATGTTGGGTATGGACTGCTGCCATTAGTTCTGATGGCTACGGAGTATTCCGTATGGAGGGTAAGTTATGGAGGGCGCATAGGGCGTCATATACTCTATATAAGGAAGATATACCTAAGGGTTTGCAGATAGATCATTTGTGTAGGAATAAGCTATGTGTTAATCCTGAACATTTAGAGGCTGTTACACCTAAAGAGAATAGTAGGAGAGCTGCTGCTTTTAAGACCCATTGCCCCCGCGGACATATCTACACTATCTATGGTAGGGTATGGGGAAAGAGATCTAAAGCTAAATACTGTATTCAGTGTAACAGGGATAAGACGAAGGCTCGACGGGCCTCCGCGAAAGTCGATAAAAATAAGTAAGAAAGGAGGAATATGGAAGAACATCCATTATGTTGGTGTGAGCATGAATATGAAGCACACCTATGGAATATTAGTCAAAATCCAGAATTTGAAGACTTAGAATCTGGAGAATGCCGTGAATGTGGGTCTTGGACTCGTAAGAATAAGTTTGAGACATATTGTAGTGAATACAAAGCATATAACCCAGTTAAGTAAGAAAGGGGTACTATGCCCACAGATAGTGAAGCTAAGCTAGAACTGCTAAACAATGCAGTCAGCGAAATGGCATTGCTTGGATATCGACTAGATAAGATATTAGTTGGATTTAAGCTATATCATGAGCTTAGAGGTACTCCCGACATTGAACAATATCAAATGGTATTGCAAATGTACGAGGATGGTATGGCAGCTATGGAAGAACAAATGGTTAGATACCATAGGTTATTTTCATATCTGAAAGATCTGGTTGGTGAGTAATCACCATCGGAATGTGGTACACTTAACCCAAAGGAAAGGAAAATATGAGCAAATTGGCTGATGTTGTTAAGAAAGTTCAAAAACTTCTTAATGTTGCCAACAGGAGTGACAAACCTGGTGAGATTGCAGCAGCACAATTGCTAGCCCAACAACTGATAACTAAGTATCAGATTGAAGAAGCTCAGCTCCATGGGAATAGTATGAATGGTGATATTACCTCGGTACATATCGCTACGCCAGACCCATATGCCATAGATAAAGCTACACTGCTTAACTCTATCGCTTTACCTAACTTCTGTAAGGTATTGCGCGGTGATGAGTATTGTATCATTTATGGCTACGCTAGTGACATTGAACTCTGTGTTGCATTATATGATGTATTATCTATGCACATGATCAGTGAAATGACAGTTAAGCTAAAAGAGTTAAAGAAATCTTCAACTGAGAAGATCCGTACTAAAGAATGGGTCAGAGGGTTCTTCGGCGGTTATGCTATCAATATTGGCGAGCGTATTAAGCAAGCTAAGAAAGATACCATCAAAGAAGTAGACAGTAACGGAACATCGCTAGCTCTTGTGTTACGAGATAAGCAACATGTTATTGAAGATTATTGGCAACAACTAGTTAGAAACACAGGATCTAAGCGTAAGATTACTTCTATATCAGGCTATAAAGCTGGTAAAGAATCTGCCGCTGCCGCGGATCTCAACAAAAATAAAATAGAATAGGATAAGTATATGCGAAGTAGGAAATTAGTATGGAAAGTCAAAGAACTGGCATCTAATCTACCCAATAATAAAGGGCATGATTGGATCTACGATGGCAATTGCCAAGGTAGTGATACAAACCAGTTTATATATCCTGCACTTACGTTGACTGAAAGCAAGAGGTATTATCTAGAAAAGATATGCAAAGATTGTCCAGTCATGCTAACATGTAGGTATGAAGCAGTACGCAACCAAGACGAAGGCTGGTGGGGTGGTATGACACCAGAGGAACGTATGGATTGGGCAATAGAAGAATTATTCAAGGAAGCGTTAAATGATTAATTTAGCCTACGCATTGATGTATGACACAGGTTATAACAGCGTAGAGATTTCAGGGCTCTACAGGTCACTTAAAGGGGCAATGGAGGCAGTTCCTAACAGTGATTGGAAGAAACATGAAACCTTGGCTATGTGGGAATCACTTACTGGCGATCAATACTGGTGCATTACGGTGCATGCTGTATTAGACTAACGTCCACGCCTTGTCATACCACCGTAGTCTGTCATAGATCGCTGCGCACCAAATCTTTTTAGCTTATCTCTTGCAGATATTCCACCTTCAGGGAGACTATTAGTGTGGTATCCACCTTGCCCGCCTACATTAAGGTTAGCGTTCCCTAGACGGTCACGCATCTCTAACTTAATAAAATTATCTTCTAACAGCTGGTCAACAATAACCATGAGGCAGTCTGAAAGGTCAGACGTACGAATAGGTCCAAACTTTTGCTTGTCTACTTTACCGTTAGTCTCTTGAAGGAACTTAAGTTCTTGTTCTAATAAACTAGATCCATTAGGGCCAAAGATATCACGATACGAGTGAACCCAGTTCATACCAATAGCTGACTTAAATCTTTCAGCTCGGCGCATGTTGCTTTCTTTGGTAAACTTATCTTCACGGATCTTTACCTTGTGTGGTGGTCTAACTTGTAGTAGACGTTTTTTTAGTCTAGGTAGGGTGACGAATGCACCGTACTGGTCAAACGAGAATACTTTAGTAGTCTTAAACTTACATAGTATATCTACAAGATCTTCTTCAATTTCTTCGTAGTCAATTTGGTTGTCTGGGTAATTTTCTGGATCCCATACTTTCATCCAGTCTATGACAACGTGATACCATTCTTCGCCATCTTCCTGGTCTGGTATTTTCTCAACGTGACCAATCATCGCAGCGGTGTTGTTGTTGCTCTTTGAAGGGTCGCAGTGACCATGATAGATTACGCTAAAACGGCCTTCTTCTTGTTCTTCCAGCTCTACAAGCTCGCCTTCGGCATCTACGTATGGTTCAAACATACGTTCTACCATCTTAGGATTAAGATAGGCGTTAGTAACTTCAGCCCACTGACTCAAACGTTCTACTCTAAAGACATCAGGTTCACGCTTTTCAAGCGATACCATTTGTTCGTCATACTTCTGAGGAGAGTTTCGGAATGTATACCCTTGCGTAACGACTGGGTCATCCCAATCTTCGTAAGGTCCCCACGATGGAAGCTGTGCCATCATCATATTAGGATACGATGGATTACCATTCTCATCTTTTTCCATAGCAGATTCGTATAGGTTATATGCTTTACCAATCTTTGTGAATGGAGACGTAGGGACATAGATTAAACCGTCCTTACCCATTTGGTCAAGAGCAGGAGTGATAGCATTATATACTTCTTCAGATGTTCGTGCACCACCAGTACCAGCTAGCATGTGTGCGAACTCATCAAACATAACAGCAAAGGCCGCAGCACCACGAGATGCTTTAGAGTTACTTGTCACAGCCATGTTACGCACAGATGCAATTAGTCTAGATGGCATTAGATCTCTAGCTTCAAACGCAGCGATTCTTCTCACGTCAGCAGGAGTACGCAGCGCAAGAAAGTGTTCTTTAGCGTCAGCAATATATGGTTGAAAACATGGACCATTTAGAATAGTGTTAGCAAGGTCAGCGAACTGATATTTCTTTGCCTGTTCAATATTTGTAGCAACGCAGAATAAATAAAGATCTTTAGACTTATCGATGTTGTAGTGATATTGTGGGTCATCTAGCATAAGTAGTTGCCAGTTTTTGTATGCACCCAAGATACCACCGATGTGGCCTTTACCACCACGACGGCCTGTGATGTTTACAATTTCACGAAAGTGTTTATACCCGTTAGCTTTAAGATAAACTATTCGTTCCATAATGTCTGGGCTTACACCAATACGATCGCCGTTAAGATCAAGTCCCTTAGTCCATTCTTCAACAACAGCGTAGTCATACTCTGTCATGTTCTCTGTTTCTAACATCATCAATCGAAGAAGAGTTTTCTGACGTGGGAATAGCTTACTACCATTGAGAAAGCTTGCATGTTCAGCGAACGTGACAATATCGGGGATCTCTTTCACTCCCCGTAAACTGTTCTTAGCAATCTCAAAGAAATCGTTTTGACCCTTTAAGATATTTTGATTACTGTTTTTAGTAATCTTAGGCATGTATTACCAATCTGAATCTAAATTAAAGTAATCGTTGCGCCAGTCGCTGTCATCATAATTTACGTTACCATGTTTGTTAGCCATCATAGCAGCGAAAGATTCTTTTGCTTTTTCTTCTGAGGCATGGCGACTGAGTACCTTACCTGTACCTTTTTGTAGGATGACCCATTGATCTCCCTGCTTCTTGATGTACTGGTTTGCAGTCTTTTCGCTAGCATATCTTTCATTGAATTCTACGCTTGCTTCTTTTTCACCACCGCCATGCTTCTTCACGATGCCAGCGGCCCATGATGCTCCAGCATCCCCACCCCAAGCTAGCCATGCTACCTTACCTGGGCTGTTGTTGTCCCAATCTTTACCCTTCTTATCTACACGGTGACGTGAGAAATAAGAGTGCATACGCTTCACAGTGCTTAGACTAAGAGTTTCACCTGCAGCGAGTTGATGCGCACGTCCACGACCTACGCTAGTAAAACCATCTCCAGCTTTTCCAGCTTCAATTAGTTCTAGAGCATGCTTAGCAGCTGATTGCACACCTGATGGTGGCTTAAAACCTTTTTCGCTTTTTTCTTCTTTAGCATATCTTTCATTAAATGACATGATTATCCTTATTGTTTAGAAGCCCAAGCATTGTCCACCCAATTAGGATATGGACGATCATGCGCTTTTGCACGAGCTTTGGCTTTAGCCTTTTGTTCTGGGGTTAGTTTGTGATGCTTGCCACCATCTGGATCTTTTTCATCCCATGGTTTTTCTTTAGCATAACGTTCATTAAAATTCATTACTTATCCTCGCGACTGGTTTGATTGGCGACTTTGTCTGCGCAATCTTTACAATGGCTAGCACCATCTTCTGGTTTTTTATAGCAATTGGGGGTAGAACATCTATCACCAGCTGTACGAAAGTTTAAGCTAGTAAATTGTTCTTCAGCTCTAGATACTTTTCTCATTGTTGTTCTCCTTGTTGTTCTGCTGCTGCGGGTATGTGTGTTTTATGAAAGTCAAGTGCTTGTTGATGGATAGCATCATTATCCTTATCAATAATTTCACCAGTCTCTTCGTCTTTGTTCTCTTTCATGGTTGCATTGATGTGTTTGCACGTTCCACAGTCCTTGGTGCCTGTACACGGAGAGAATTGACTATAATCGAGGCCGCTAGCCCCGATTGATGCTGTTTTGCTTATTGTTCTATCTATAATATAGTTTAAATCCCAGCTCATATTACTTTAACCTTATTGGATTGGGGCGAAATTGCCCGTTATTTGTTAGAATTTGTCTTATAGCAACGTCAATGGAGGCTCTAGCATCTTCCGCAGCGGTGTGATTACCTTGCTCAATTCCATAGATATCGGATAACGTATCTTTTTGTTTTATCTTGTTAATTTTTGAATCTGATAGTGACCTACGAAATGGTTGATTCTTAGTGTTAAAAGGTCTACCTTCCATTGCCCATTGATGTTTCATAACGTCAATAATTCTACCTTCGTCGTACATTTTTTGAGGATCAAAACCAGCAGATTGAATGGTGGAACCAGTTGCTTTTGCAAAGTGGTGTGCTAGCATAGGAATATCAAAGTCTAATAAATTTGCACCAACAAGTGTATCTCCATTGCGATAAGCATCTGCAAGCCTATCAACAGCACGCCTCATACCAGTAACTCTATCTATTGCTGGAGGGTATACAATGCCATTGTTTGTTATGTGCAATCCACTGTAAGAATTTTCAAGATCTTTTGGAGAAAAATCGTGCGTTCTGTATGCAAATTTTTCAGGGTCTGCCATCATTGTGTCTAGTGCATGTATATCTGGCTTAACAAGATATGTTTCTGATTCATTTTGAACTTGTTGACCATCTTTATAAGTTGTAAACCCATAACTTATTGGCTCGTGCAAGCTCATGTCTTTACCAGATTCTTTACCTTCGCCAAATTCTTTGTCTCTTGCTCTAATTGTAGGTGCTATTCTTGGACAATCACGAACAGGTAAACCACCTCGTTCAGTTTGATGATCAGAACATGCACAAGTTAACGGTGGTCTCCATATACCAGTAGTTTCTGTATCAAATCCAATCAGTTTACCTGTTGGCATTTCATAAAATTTACCGTCATCACGAACGTTTGAAAGCTTACTGTTAAACATTATGCTTCCTCGTACATGTCAGCGTTGTAATCATGTGGATAGAATCTAGCATTGCCTACGTGAGATAATACTTTCATGATCCTACGTTGTTTTACAAGAGATGCATGATCAGTGGCAGTAGCAAGCAATCCACCGTGGTGTTTAGCTAGATCATTGACTACATCATAGTAATTATGATTTTGAACACCGTCCATACGTTTAATGTTGTCGCCTTGCAATGTTTCTAAGTTATTAAAATAATCACTTTGAATTTTATCTTTAAACGATGGATAAATTTTAGATAACTCGCTTAAAACCCATTCATTGGCTCTACGTCTATCTTGTATGGGAAGGTATGGACCACGAGCATCTGGAGAAAATTCTGGAGCATTTCTTAATTGAAGATGATGAACAAACAAAGATTGTGCCAGTTCAGAATGATTTTTTGGTGACAATGAACGTTTTTCATTATAATTTGGAAAAGCATTGACTCTCTGTTGATTGGTTGCAATTTGTTCTTTATCGCGGGCACGCATTTTTAATGCTTCTTGTATTGCTGACGTGTGATTACCAGTAGTTTCAAGTGCTCGTTCGTAATCTTCGTATGGTATTGGACCTTCTTGTTGCTGTGCAACTTCTTTCAATTGAATATGTGATGCACCTTTATTGCGCAGCCTTCTGATTGTAGCCTTATCATGTGTATCAGGATCTATATCTAGCGTACGCAATTCTTCATATTCTTCTGGTGTAGGTTCAATGTCACCAGCCTTGTCTTCATATAAATATAGACTTAAAGGATTTGGTAAAATATTGTCTGCTATACTTTGTGGTGTTTGACGTTGCACTGGCGCTACTGTCAATGGTGTTGGATCTTCTGGTGGTTCTACTGATCGAGGGCGTGATTCAAGCATTTTAACAATACGATCTGTGCGAAATTCTTTGTGAATACCAGCATTAGGATCAAATGCTCTCAACGCTGTAACATTAGGCTGTCTTCCTGGGCCCATTTCTGTAGGAATAATTACGCGTTGTACACCTTGTGTATCACTAGCACCTCGATAAACTAATTCTATTTCATGTTGCTTATCAATAGCGTTTTGAATAACTGGATGCCAATTCGATCCAGGACCCTCTGTTGGTGCAACAAATGTAGATTGTGGAACAGATTTAAACGTTGGTGTTGTTGACTCTGGTGCTGTTTGCTCAACAACAGGTTTCTTTCTTTCATAATTCATCAACGCTTCAGTAGCCCTCTGTAGGTTGGGCATATCATCTGGAGCAGCGGTAATGACGTTAGGCGTAACAGGTCTCGTTTTTCTTATAAGATTACCGAAACGTGGACGCCATTGCATAGTTTATTGACCTGGAAGGATGAGCTTTTTACTGCTCATACCCAAAGCTTTACGCTTTGCATCGTAGTAATCATCAGCAACACCAGCACCTGTTTCAAAACGATTTTGTTCGTTGTTGAATTCGCTGTTAACACGACCTACAATAGTAATTGTTGGTGGTTCTGGTGCATTTCTACCGTTTTTTTGCATAAGACCAGGCATAACCCAGTCGACTACAACAAGAAAGCCTAGCGCAGCAAACTTTTCTTCAGCTTCTCCACGTAGACTAGTTAAGTTCTCGAAACTACCCTTACGGTTACCGTATTTGTATTGTAGTTCTTGGAGAAGTTTCCAAACACCCATAAGTTCACTCTCCATCAATTCGACGGTTTGTTCCTTACCGAGTTCTTCTTCCTCACGCTTTTGTTCAGCAAGATACGCATTGATCTGTGCTTGTTGTTCTGGGGTTACCTTAACGTCTTCCGGACGGATACCACCAATTTGATTAGGGTCTGTAATGGCCATGGTCTTCTTTCTATTGCCTATTATTATTGATCTACTCTATCAGATTCATAACGATCTGTAAATGAACTTAAACGCTTTTTAATAGCAAACGGAGCAGCAATTAAAGCAGCATCAGTAAGAGCACCTGGAACATCTATGCTATTACCAGTGTTCTTATCAATGTATTGATGGAGATTTTGTTCTGCGATAGTTCTTCCCATTCCACCATCTGGTTCGATTGTTTTCAATTGATCAGCCGTTGTTTGAAGATCTTTAAGGTGGTGTGCGTCACCAGTGAATGGGTGAGTGATTGGGTGAGCCATATCATGTAATGCTCTACCTGCCCAGTCACCAACAGTGTGTAAACCGTGCTGAATAGCATGAATTGCTGGCTCAATTAAAGGGAGACTCCAGTGCGCTTCCTTATTGTTGCTTGAATTAAATTTTGACATAGTGTCCTCTTTCTTAGAGCTTGTACGGTATCTCTCTCTGCGAGATTCTAATCTATTTGTTTCTGTTTGGTGTTCGTTGGCTAAAGCAGTGCGGGCAGCTTCTTCAGACATGCCTGGGTATGCTGTTTCTAGAGCTTGTTTGTATGATTTAGCGTAATTTCCTACAGCTTCTTCAGCAGATGGTTCAGATAATCTTTGTTCTGCTGGAATTTCTTGCATTACATTCACTTGGAATGTTTCATGCATTGGATTTCCTTTTTCATCTAGAACAGGTTGAATACCCTTGACAGGGTGTATAGTTGTAACAGGACGGGTAACTGTTTCTACTTTGCCAGTATCGTAGTGTGTGGGCTGTGATTTGTATGCTCGTACATCTTTTTGATATTTCTTGTGAGCAACAAGATCTGGTTGGATGCCAGCTTTTTGGAACAAGAATGCATCCTCACGTGGGATAGAAGCAATGGCTGTCATATCATCTGCATGCCATCCATCACATGAAGCTTTACCGCAGTGATCACAAGTTCCCTCAGTAGCATGGTTAGTCCACGTTTGTTTAATTTCTGGACGGCCTTCTAGTTCAGTAGAATATTCCACTGGCTTGAGCAACCAGTTGTGCTTAACACCATAAGATTGTCCACTTCTATCATCTATAGTTAAGTGTTCTGGATCATAAGTTGTTTCAGTATCAAGAGATTTACGTTGCGTTTGGTAATTCTTGCCTCGTTGGATACCAGTTATATTTTCTGTTTCAATGTATCTTTGCGGTGCATTTACATTGCCTTCTTCATAACCTATTGGTCTAGGCTCTACAAGCATTTCTTGTTCTTTACCAGTTGGTTTATCTTTAACAATAGCTATTTCCATTGCTTTAGGATCCATGCTACCTTCAGGAAAAATAGCTTTAGGTGCGTTGCCAATACCATGGAGGGTATATTCTTGCATCTCACCCTCTTGCTTCATAACATCAGCAAGTCCACGAGCTTCTGTTCTTTCTTCTGGTGTAATATCTTTAGAGTAACCTTCTTGGTATACATCTTGATATGGGAATAAACTTTCTAGATCTTGTCTAGTTGTTTCACTCATTTCTGGTGCATCTGGTCGACGTGTTAGTGACCATCCAGGTGACATACCTTCAAACTTACGATATAAATTATCAAATCTGTTGCCAGTGGAGTCATCAACTACCGGTGTGTTTCTTAAGTGTGCGTAAGGATCAAGAGATGAGCCGTGTTGTTGTTCACTGTGAGCATTCCAAGCACGAAGAATATCGTTGCCTTGTGCAACAATTGGGTGATCATCATCTTTGATAGGTTCTTTGTTAGTCCAAGAATGCCATAGTCTATTGAACAAACCTTTGGTGCTCATTTCAGCGTATGGCTTTTGAGATTCAGGTAAATTCTTAGCACCTTTATTGATTGCTGAATGGAATTTACGAGCTTGATCTTGTAGGTGAGTGAGATACGATGCACATGTACCACAATGTGTAGTATCATAGTCTGTTGGTTCAGCGGCTCTAGCTGCTTGTCCAGCAAGTTCACGACCTTCAATGTATTCTGAGCTTAGTTCATTGTCATTAAACCCAAGGTCTCTGTGAGTAATGCCAGCACCATCAAGATGCATGAGAAGGTGACGTTCCCATTCCTCTGCAGGATTTGGTGATGGTTGTGTTCTCTTAATTTTACCTAGAATACTTTTAGCCTCTGATCTATCGGGGCTGTTAAACATGATATCTAAAATTTTACCAGCAATGTTTTGATGAAATTGTCTACGATTTCCACCACTATCCAATCCTGCTTTAACTTCCGCAGCATGGTCTCCCAACAATATATCTGCACAGTTGCAAGCACTGTGATTAGGTATCATTGTTGGATCAAGAGGTTCAGCTGCAAATGCAGCTTGTCTTGGTCTAAATAATTCAAGAAGTTTCATTAGTATGCACTCATATCATCACCGTAACCAGAAAATCTATCTCTGTGTCTACCACCACCAAGACCACCGGTTGTTTTGTAATCATCACTATAAGCTAAGTGTAGTCTATGTCCTATCATTCTCAAAGCTGTACCCAATTTTTGATGGGCGCCGCTGCATTCTTGAAATCTTGGATCATCTTGAGTGTTGCGGTTACCACCTCTGCTATTTTGATGAACAGACCAGCTATTAAGTACAGTTATAAGATTCTTCATGTGTAAACTACGCATATCTTTTGGACCACGTGCTATGCCAGTAAGAGCCTTGTGTAGTTCATCTTGATGTACACCACAGTCAATGCAATCCATACATTTTGGTCCAGAACATAGTTGAAGTGCACGTTTTTGAGTTAAATCTGGTACTTCAACATCTCTAAAATCTGCATTCTTTCTACGACCAGGCAATATCTTTGAAAGCATTGGACTATCTAACATTGTATTAAAACAAGGTGTTGTTTTTCTATCACCAGGAAGGTAGCGCTCACCAGATTCTTTTGCTAGTGTGTAAAGTGATGGAAAGTATTTATTCAAAATTCTAGAATAAGCAGGTGAATTATCAATATTAAACTGACCAGTTGTACTGTCAAAATTGCCATCGACGTTAGGGAAAGCAGAAGGTCCTAGTCGAACAACAGAATCGCAATTCTTTTGTAAGTTATCATACAATTCAAATAAACTAGAATCAACTGCATCTTTTGCACGTTCTGTTCTTTCCTTAACTTGCTTAGGATTTTTTGCAGCATTAGCACTATTCTGTAGAAGAAGGACACCATTGCTAAGAGTATCAGATTTATCTTGATACTCTCCTTGCATTTTACGAATTTCGTTTTCGTTCTCTAACACGGTTAGCGTCCTCGACCCTTTGGACCAAATTCAGTTCTACTTTGTGTTTCATTACAACCACCATATGCAAATGACTTGTGTTGATAGTCCCATCCAGTAGGTGAAGATTCATTCTGTACTAGTTCAGCTTGTGAAACTGCAATAGGCTGATCGCATCTAAAACAGTGTGGTATAGTTTTGCTACCGCCTGCTTTGTTACCTAAACCAGCCCAAAATAATCTGGCATTCCTAGTAAGAAATTGTCTAGGGGTCTTGTGGTAGTCCATTTCACTGGAAGGGATACCAGCACCACTCATAGCACCGGAACGGTCTCTTCCACCACGTATACGTTCAATGTCACCAGGTGATACGTCAACAGCACCAGCTGCTTCTCTCATTCGTGGATCAGGGTGACCAGGGTCAGCAATCCAATAAATTTCTGCAGGGAAATTTTCTATTTTAATGGGACGACGAGCAGTAGTTTTGTACTCTCTTCTAAACCATTTAGCCATATATACCCCTATGTTTACAATAACTCAAGCGTTTTACAGCATCTTTTACATAAAACTACAGGGTTTTATTGGTCTTCCTCGAGGTCTTCATCGACATAATCAGCGTCTATAATCTCTGCTTCAGGCAAACGCCTAGCCTTTTTCTTGGGAGCAGTGCCCAGTTGAAGTTCCTCAATCTTGTTGAACAAGGCTTCCTTCATGTCAGCAGGCAGAACTTCACGGATAGCCGTAAGGATCATATCCAACTGGTTAACCAATTCTTCTGGGCGGTAGTCATCTCTACCTTCTTTTTCAAGCTTGGTAAGCATGTCCATGGCGTACATAGTCTGAGTAAGCGTAGGCTTGTCATACCCCTGGGCAATGCCTTCAAACCCTTTTGCTACAATAACCTCATAAAAAGCTTCAGCAGTAAGCAAACGTTCACCAGCATCAAGAATGCTGCGATTCTTTTCAGCAGCACGTTTTTCTACAATTTCACGAACCATGAGTTTTTCAAATGGCAAGTGTCGCTTTTGGTGGTTGCGAATGTTTTCGTAGTTAATACGTTCGCTGCCTTCTATACCTAGCTTGTCTTGAATAGGTTCGATAGCCTTAAGAACTTCTTTATAAGTTTTAGGGAACAACAGCAACGAATCAATTATATTCTTTAGATCATCACTGGTTGTACAAATCTTACAGTTTGGTGATGACTTGTAAAGGTAGATTTCACCATCAATTTCTTCACTCAACAATTCTTGAGTGGTTGGTGTCATTTTCACCAACTCATTGTATTCACGTGTTCTTCGGTCCATTGTTTTCCTCTGGGTTGCCTGGTGTTAATAGATTGTTTTTATCGACATAAGTTCTACTGAAAACACCCTGTCGTGGTGGTACATCATCCCAGCTATCTAGCTTAGAATGTACTTCTCTACGTCTACGTCGTTCTAACTGGTAGTCGCTGAGAAAGCCACCTTCACGAGCAACATCGTTGCCATACTCTTGACGAATAGATTCACGCTCATCAAGCAACATACGGTGAGCGAACCATTCCAACTTTTGGCTATAGTTAAGTTCACTCCAGTTTTTTGGTAGCTTGTCCTGGTACTTCTCTTCCAGTTCATTAAAAACTGATTGAGGGTTTAATCGTTCTCCGCTTTCCACACGGTTTCGCACAGAGTTTTCAGAGCTTTCCTCTTGTACATCCCCACTTGGCTGCTCCATTTCGTGAAGCCCATTATCTTTGCTACTTCTACTTCTTTTCGATTTTCTAGGCATGATAGTACAACCGCTTGCTTCTGACGTGGAGGCAAACGATCTATTCCTTTCAATATGTCATAGATGTTTACAGTGACACCGTTGTTTAGTTTTAAGTCAGAATTACCAGTGGTTAAATAAATTTCATACCATTCCCAATAATTGTTTAAGAGTCGTTCTAGTATCTGCCAAGTAATCTTGCCAGGTATAACTTCTTGTTTACGACTCTTCCGTTTCGGGGATGGTTCGGTCATATTAACTTCTTCGATATATTTGTTGTTGAATGTAACGTTGCGTAGCCTTGAGACTTTGCACCTTATCGTTAATCATTCTCCAAGCTGCGTATTGGACAAAATAAAACTGTCTGTCTTCACGAGTTTCTAGCTTAGCAACTGCTTCCAGATCCTTCTGAGTACCACCAGTTGGCTTACGCCATGCGTTCCAATACTTATCATCTAACATGTAGTAAGAGTATTGTGCTTTCAGATACCGTCTGGTAACCTCTTCTTCAATCGCTGTAATAGCACTCTGAAGGTTGAGGAACAGCCTATCTGCTTCATCTGCGTTCAAACTTTTATCAGTATTGAAACGTGCTATGATTACCTCAGCAGGATCAATATAATCCCTCATAAAATCATCAACCACACGCTCAATAGTTTCAAGCATTTCAAGATCTTCTGGCTTGGTTTTCCAAGTAAAGGCACGTACAGCAAACTCATGAAGTTCACCGAATTTATCATCGTGGCTGATCCCGAGCTCAGGCTCTGTAAGACCTTCAAGGCCACGTTTAATACCCTTGTTTAAACTCATTTTCCATCCGATCTGGTTAAATGATATTATACACAGGTATTTTACTTATTTACAAGTCTATTCAGGTTTTTTATTAACGTAAAATGAATAAAGATCAATCCAATTTTCAAGTGTCATCATAACGTAAGCATCTTTAACATTTTTATTACGACGCTTGATGACAGCAATACCAAAACGTTTCTTGGCATTTTTTTGTTCTACTAAAGTTTCGTCCATGATAGTGGCGAGCACAATCTTAGCCCAGTTCTTAGCCTCTACAACAGTATCTTTAACACCATTGATGTCACCTTTGTCAAGTGTAGCACCAGCACCATAGCGACGTTCTACTTCTGGAAAACCGCGCTCATTAAAATACTTGGCTACATCTCTTTCCCATTGAGAACCTTTAGCTTTCTGTGGTGAAGTCACAATCCCATTTCTTTTCTTTTTTGAGTAGCAGAAATGGATTCAATTTCTGCTCCTAACTCAACTTTTTCAATCTGATAACCGACATCACGACCATAAACAATGTGTGTAATGTTAGGTAACAACATAATCAAAGTATCGTCACGCTCTCCGATGTCAGCAACTATGTAGTTTTTGACTTCTTCAAAAGTTAATGGGTCTTTTTCTGATGTTCCTTGTGTATCTCTAATACCAATAAGAACTTGTTCATTACGTTTAAGTGCTTCTTCATATAATGCTCTATGACCTTCGTGCCAAGGCTGATACCTGCCAAGCATTAGTGTGGTTGGTTTTTTCCAATCAAATTTATTCATCATTTATTCCAAAGGTGGCAGATTTTTCTTGCAGGGCATCCAAGGTAAGTCTCATCTGTAGTGCCAGTACAGCAGGGTTCGAGCTCAGACGGATTGGACTTACCGATGGCCACTCTAACCTTTGACCACTTGCCGTATAGTTTATCGAGCTCATCTTGATCCTTCTTTACTTCAATCGTCTTTATCTTATGCGGGTAAGACTTTTGTATAAATAGAAGTGCCATACGATCAGGAGCATCAGGACAGTTATCCTGATACGTTCTAAGTTGCATGGCATACTGGTAACTAGCTTCTTTAGGTAGTTGGTTAGTGCTTTTTATATCGACTAAAAACTTCTCGCCATCCGGGGTAGTCAGTTCCAATACGTCGACGGCTCCAGCTATCATGCGTTCTTCGTTTTTGAATTTCACTTCGACCTTGTCGATGGTAGTGAACCCCAAGTGGATTAGTAAGTTCTGCACCACCGAATGGAAAACCGAACCAACTTGAAACGTCATCGCCAAGGTTGGGCTTATTCTTTCTTCTTGTAATAGTAATCTCTCCTCTGGATGAAATTTATAGTATAATTGTAATTCTCCAGCTGATACATCGCTGGATGGGTGATACATATTGTCAAATACACGCTCTTTGTTGAAAACTTTGACCGGATATTCTTCAGGGAAAATATTGCCCTTCATCAATGCTTCTTCAATGTATTTTGTTATAGGTTCATCATTCTGATACGCAGCTAGTGTACGTTCTAGGAAACTCATTCTTTGTCTTTCTTCCAATTTAAATAGTTCCTAATGTATGCACCCATGTATAAAGCAGAAGCAAATATAAAACCATATTGATGTGTATTTAAAGCATAAGCTACCCAAAGACATTCATTCAAAAATAAAATAATCCATCCATAGATATTCTTACTACCTATAGTAAAGACACCAAAGCCTCCGACAACTGCCAGTATCCATGACCACATTATTCCTTTTCCTTCAGACGTAGGTAATCATAGTATAGCTCAAGAAAATCATTCTTGTCCATACATATCAAATCTAATTCTACTGGAAGGGTATCAGGGGTATTTTCTCTTTCTCCACCCCAGTTGGTTTTTTCCATGGTAGGACCATACAATCTTATAGCCAAGATGGGTCTAGTCAACCAACTGCGATTCTGAGCATGTTCTTTGATCGTATCCCATACTTTTTTGGTAATACTATACGATGCCGCTTGAGTAGCTTTAGCTTCTACAAGAAATGATATATTGTATTGTTCTTCTGTTGAGAGGTCACCCTTCTCCCACTTGTTGCCAGAACCTACCGTACGATGAGCAAGAGGCCATTCAGCCTCAAGTTCTTTTTCCTGTCGTTGACTAAACTTCTGTTGGAATTTACCCATACTACCATTGTCTCATAAAACGTTCATTCTTTTCAATGTATTCTTCAATGGTATCCCATAAAATTTCAAGACAATGATCACCGGGCTCTACCTGCTTAGCCACCTTGTTAAATATCTTTTTAAGCAAAAGCTCCTCGGCATGGAATTGTTTTGCTTTTGCAAACTGTTCTTGAGTAACAGTTTTTTCACCAAACGTGATATCTCTGTGAAATTCTAGAAGATCTTCTGATATAGGGATGTTAAAATAAATTTCTTCGTTCATGCTGCTGTTGGCCATACATATTCAAGATCATTGGGAACATCAAAATATTGACCATAGTGTTCTGGAAATTTACGCATAAGATTGCTCTGATGACTAGTATGAATTTCCATATTACCCATCCAATAAGGTGGAATTATACGTAGCTCACCGCCGTATTCATTTAACAAAGCAAATGATTTATCAAGACACGTATCTTTGTACCCACGTCCTACCCATTCACTACAGATAGCAGCTTGGTAATCCAACAAAGAAATAATGTGACCACGCCACATTTTTACTGCTGGATGATTTTGCCATCCGTATGTTGGATCAAGCAACGCTTTGATGATTTGTAGATTTTCTACGCGTTGTTTGCCAAGTCTTTGTCTATCTAAAACTTTGGCACTTGCTGCGTAATCTGGGTATGGTAAAAACGTTTGCATTATTTCTCACTTACTATTGGTTCAATGTTATCATTGTTTACAGAAGGGTTACATCGAATATCGTTTGTTTCATCATGCACCCACCATACTTTGCCAAGATGGACAGGTTTCCTGCAATCGCCACAAAACACTATTGATCTAACTCTCCACAGTGGGAACATGTGTCCCCTGAAATACGATACTTCTTACAGGTAGGACATGTCAAATTGCCTGCGTATTTTTTTACTGCGTTATTGATAAATTCATTGCGAGTAATTCCTTCAGTCGCAGCAGCTTGATCTATATAGCTTAATTCATTGTCATCAATATCTAACTCTATACTCCACATGCCATCCATAGCAAGAAATTCAGTTGGATTAAATAACTGCAATTGTTCTTCATTCATTCTGCCACATTTCTTAGAAAACATTCTGGATTATTAGCTAAATCTGGATCGTCATGAATCCAATAAGCATTATTTCCTTCTGTAATTAACAAAAGGTTCTCATTGCATTCAGGGCACTTATTGTATCCCATTTTCTTCCCTAAATAAACATAGTGCAATGATTGTGTAAGTTGCTAGATCAAGCAATGAATCTTCGATGCTTTCATTAACAAGATTTTGTCCACGTGCTGCAGCTTGAAGACGCTTAATTTTGTCCGTTCCTCTAGTCATGCAACCTATCCAGCCTGGGATACCCCACTCTTCGCTTGCTCTCACATTAGCAAATGGGTCTCCTTTTTTACCATAGTCAGCTTGCTTTTTATCATGCATAGCTTGTATTTCTTTAAGGATCTGTTGGAATGGAGTTAAAGAAGTTGCTTTATATCCATCAGGTTTACCGTCATCTTTAATTTTATGTTCAGCCATATTATTATTCTTCCATTGGTTCAGCTACCCATTGTTGGAATGGGTGGCACTTTACGGTATAGTCTAGAAACTGGTGAACCCATTCACCATTGGCGCCCTGCAAAATTTCTCTGTTCTCTCCATTTTTACGAAAACAATTTTTGCATTTTGCTTTTTTGGGAATATATTCAGTCATCTTTTAATGCTCGCGATCACAACCATTCCAATTGTCATAATAAGAGTATCAATTATCATAACCCATGAATTCATGATTTAGTTTTCCAATCTGGTTCAGCTTTGTGAGGTCCATGAGGGCTTGTGTGAACCCATTGGTCATCATCACCCAACCTATCCCAATCAGTAGCATCGGAACTATATTTTACAATTGGCATACCACAATGTTTACATTCGGTCATTCTTTTCTTCTCCTACAAATTTTTCTACAATAGGTTTAATTTCCTCGTGTTTATGTAAAATAAAATCTATAGCACGTTGAAATTTAACGTTGCATACATGGCAAAAATGCTTAATCGCTGTCATCTTCTTCACCGAACTTCCAAATAGGATCACCGATGATCTTGACTTTACCATTTTCTACATACACTCTTTGTTCGTGAATCATAACACCAGCTAAATTATTTGGCCAGTCTTCAGAAGCATCTACGTAAAGAGTTACGCCCTCATATTCATCTTCATGTTCAGTCATTTTTCTCTTCCTTTTTAGGGTCAAGTTCCTCTGTTGGTGTAGGCATTGTAACAAGGATTAAATCCTCAGCTACAACTTCTTCAAACACTGTATCTTCAGCCCATTCCACAACAGGGTTGTTTGATGTGCTAACACCTACAATGATGCCAACTGATGTAATGTGTACTACTGTATCTCCAACTTGCATGTTATACCTCCGGGTCGTTTACGTCGTCGCTGTCTGATGTTAATGGTCTGCCAAAGAACTCATCGCCTTCAACCTCTGTAATGCCTGAGCCCTTCTTGATGGCTTCGATAATCTCTGCCTCAAACTCTTCTGCCTTGCCACTCTTCCAGATTTGCTCAAAGAATGTGTCACGGCCTTGTGCTTTAATGTCACGCCATGTGAACCATGCACCACCACGTTGTGCTACTCCGAGGAGAATACCCATACGTGCTAGATCTCTGCGTGTATCAATACCAGGATGGTCTAGAAACACACATGGTTGACTGTAGAAATCAGTCCAACCCTCACGGAAAGGAGGACCATAACTGTTCTTTACAGTTTTAATAACGATAGGATTACCTACCTGAGTATTTTCGCTATTGATTTTATCAAAGTACTTATCACTACCAGGACGTAGGTAAATGCGTACGGACATAGCGTGCTTTACTGCGTGACCACCTGGCGTCATAGGACGATTATATCCATCCATGTCAGCACGTAGCTGGTTTAGGTAGAAACATGTAACACCATAAAGGTTTGCCAATGGAGCAACAGTTTGAACATTGCGTTTCATTACTGCAGCGTTACCACCCATCTTGTCATTCTTGTCAGTGAGTTGTTGCATGCTGTGCTTAGTTGCTGCAGCACCTACAGAATCCCATACAATGGCACAAATTTCTTGACTCTTAATCAATGCAACCATCATGTCAGTACCAGTTTCTGCATCTGGTGGTTGTACAACAATAAGGTTCTCATCAATTTTAAGACCAAGCTTCTCAGCCCATTCAGGGTTGAAACGGTGTTCAAGATCGATGATAGCTACCATCTTTTCACCCTTGTAATAGTCATAACAATCTTTTAATGCCAGGATAGCAAATGAAGTTTTACCAGAGTGTTCCTTACCAAAAAACTCAATGAGCTTACCTTCTGGCCATCCACCAATACCTAACAGATATGCCAATGCTGGTGTAAAACATGGGATAGCATTGACTTTTTCAATGTTGTTGCCACGCAATACCAAAGGTTTGTTGCTACCCTCTGGTGTAAATTTATTCAGATCAGCGATTAATTTATCAATAGCATCAGTTTTACCGGCCATATTCTTCCTCCAAGTGATATTCGAGCCATTGCTCTACATCCATTCTATACGACTCAGCCATTCGAGTCAAGGTATCAAACAGTTTATCATCAATATCAATCGTTATTTGCATTGTAATCTGGCTCCTCGTCTAAGAATTGGATGCAACAACCATCACAATCGTGTTCTCCATTATCAATGCCGTCAATAATTTTAAAATCATCAGGATCTGGATGTTGAACATCATGTGGGCAGGTACGCATCATTAGTTTGCGATCTCCCCTCCAAATTTGTGGGAAACGTCGCATGCTGTGATCAGTGCGTTGATGAATTGTGCAAATCTCACTCATACAATTCTCAGGTTTATGCACTGCCATTCTGATACTACTGTTTTCCAACTGTTGGTATTCGTAATCTCCCATTATTTCTCCTCTACTAATTCCCAGTTAGTGCTGAGATTCTTATTGCTTTTGCATCTGTGAGAGACCTGAAGAGCAAGAGCTTTGATTTCTTCTTTGCATTTTGGACAACGCCATAACTTCATTTGATTTTTAGTTGACATAGCAACTCCTTTCCTACTGGTATTGACCCTAGCAGGTCTCAGCCAGCTTGTCAAGACGGAATATATTTTTAAGACTAAGACCATCCCTGAGCTTCTCAACTTCCACCAGAACTGGAGTACCTATCTGTATGTCAGCCTTGATACGTTTATACGTATCAGGGAATGCCACAACCTGCACATTATCATCTTTTGACAAAACTTCAACGTCTTCGTCAATATCCATCTCATCTTCTATACTATCAATAGGAAGCTCAATCCATACTTGACACATTTCTGCACCAGGATTCTTACCCTTCTTAGTAATAAGTTCCTTAATCTGTGATATCATACCACCGATCATAGCTTTCTCACCTTGGAACATTTTCTTTTCCCCAGGGAAATTGTGTTCTTCTTCGATCAATGAAAGATAAGCAGCAAGAGGATCAATGCTAACCATAGTTCCCAAAAGCTCGTGCTCGTGTTGACCCCTCGCCATGATATTTTCTTGTAAATCTGCGTAACAATCAAACTTGCTAAGATGACCCAAACAATGAGTACAATCAGCGCTACAACTATCGTCATAATTTTTGTATTCCTTTCGTGCTTTAAGGTACTGCTGTAGGGCACTCTTAGCATCCCCACATATGCTATCAAACACACCACATTTAATCATAGCTATAACTGCACGCTTGTTTACTTTCTTGGAAGGAACACGCTCTACAAAGTCATCCATACTAGTGAATGGCCCTAGCTTCTGTAGTTCTTGGGCAGACCCTGAAATGTACTTGACACTGTTCAAGCCATAACGGATACTGCCAGCCTTGGTGAGAGTGAAGTTGCCACCACTCTCGTTGATGTCAGGACCTAGTACTTCTATACCCATACGTCGAGCTTCACGAGTATAGATAACGTTATCTTTTGGATTTGTACGAAATAGAGCAGTCATGTATTCACGTGGATAATGATGTTTAATCCATGCAGTCCAATAAGTTAACATAGAATATCCATAACCGTGACTCTTGTTAAATCCATACATACCAAACGCACGCATGTCATCAAAGATTGACTTGGCAGTTTCACGGTCAACGCCAGACTCAACACACTTACGAACGAATGTATCAGCTTCTTCAACCATATCTTCATAGTTAGATTTTGCCACAGCTTTACGTACACGGTCAGTCTCAACAATGGTGTAACCAGCTAAAGCAACACAAGTTTCCATGATCTGTTCCTGGTATACAAATGAACCATAGGAAACACCTAAGATGTCACGTAGCTTGGGGTGCTTGTATGTCACCTTGCGCTTACCCTCACGTTTTTGCATGTACATCTCAAGTAGATTAAGACCAGTCTCACTGTCCACTGAACGGGTAATACCAGGTCGGTAAATAGCAATCATAGTGCATAGGTCTTCTATGTTACGTGGTTGGAATCGCTTTACAAGATTACGCAGGCTTCCTGTTTCAATCTGGAATAACCCAATATTATTGCCAGTGCAAACGTCATCCCATACGTCAGCATCGTTGTAGTACTTATCCCAGTTGTTATTCCATTCATAGAAATGTTCGAACGGCAATACACCATGATGGTTTTCTTTAATAAGATTTAGAGTAGCCATGAGTGTACTCAAAGTACGCAGACCAAGAAGGTCGATCTTTACAAATCCCAACTCTTCAACATCACTCATATCAAATTGTGTACGGATATCATCATTAACTGGACTGTAACGTAGTGGCATAGCACCTACCAATGGGTCCTTGCTAATAACAATACCTGCAGCGTGAGCACTAGCATGACGGATGTGGTTCACAACCTCAGGTAAAGTCTCAAACAATTGTGGGTATTTAGTTATCCATGGAGCGTATTCTCTACGGTACTGCTTTTCGACAGTCTCCCAATCAGCACCACGGTTCTTGATGTTCCAATCGTCATCAATAATATCTGACATTTTAGCAGCATCATCTTTATCAATACCCATACCACGGCATAGGTCACGCAATGCCTGACGTATACCAAGTGTGTTTAGAGTACCAATACTAGCAATGTTATGTCTGCCATATTTCTTTTCAAGGTAGTCACGCACCAATCCACGCTCTAGCTTTGGCATGTCAATATCAATATCAGGCATACTTACACGTTCAGGGTTTAGGAAACGTTCAAAGATAAGACCAGAAGGTATCGGATTTACCTCGGTAATGTCCATGCAGTAAGCAAGCAAGCTACCACCCACACTACCGCGACTAGGGCCCACAAGGAATCCTTCATTTTTACTCCAATCGATAATGTCTTGTACTGTTAAAAAATAACCTGGGAACCCACGAGTAATGATAACTTCCATTTCATACTCAATACGCTCACGGTAAATAGGTAACATGTCTTCTGTAACATGGCCTACAATCTTTCGTGCGAAACCTTCTTCAACAGACTCACGCAATTTACGTTCATCCATCTCCGCAGTGTTATAGAACACAGGCATCTTACGAGACCCAGGTACACGCGCATCACACATCTGTGCGATTTCGTTTGTACGATTGATCGCTTGATCAACAATACTTTCGGGTAGATAACTTAATCTGCTGCGGGTTTCTTCTTCAGAAAAAATGCAAAGTTGATTAGGACCATAGCTAAATCGTGTTGGGTCATCCATAGTCTTACCCATTTGCACAGCAGTCATTAGTTCATGGGCATACCAGTGCTCAGGCTTAGCGTAGTGTGCATCACTCACAGCAAGAAGTGGAACACTATAGTCAAGAGCTGCCTCTGCTACACGCATGTTCCATTCATTGCTTTCAGGGTCAAGATAAGTGTGAAGCTCTAAGTGAAAACGATCACCAAAAATAGCTTGATAACGGCTAATGCGTTCTACAGCACGCTGATAAACACCATCATCTTTGAGATGCTTACCAATACAACCACCCATACAACCACCAGTAACAATAAGACCTTCGTTATAACGTTCTAGAAGTTCCCAGTCAAAACGTGGGTTGCCATAGTAACTACCTTCAATGTACGCCATGCTAGATAATGACCATAGATTCTCTAAACCTTTGGCATTAAGAGCCATGATAGTCATGTGGTCGTAGTTCTCACCTTTCTTACCAGTCTTTTCATGACGGTCATCAGTGAAATAACCTTCCATACCGAAGATAGGTTTAATACCAGCTGCATCTGCTGCATGCTGAAGACGAAGGTGCCCACTGCATTCACCATGATCGGTGATAGCAACGGCTTCTTGGTCTAAAGAAACTACGCGTTCCACTAATTGATCTACTGTTTGAAGTCCATCAAGGAAACTGTGTTCGGTGTGGACATGAAGGTGGACTAACTTTTCCATAACTCACTCATTATAAGTAGAGTAACCAGTGAAGTCAATTCGGTAGCGGAAAGGGAGGAAGCGATACCTAATTAACTCCACTGGTCTACTCTGGTTTGACTACTGACCTGCCATCTTGCGGCGTAGACGGTCTGCAGTAGTCTCTTCCTCGATACTGACAAACTCTTCTTCTGCGTATTCGTCATCGTCAACAGAGACTGAGGAGGGTGTGGATGCCTTTGGACTGAAGGCTTCCTTCTCTTTGACAATTCCGTGTAGCTGTGCATCGTAATACTCTTGGCTACCAATACGGTTTAGGAAAGCTTCAACATCGGGAAGGAACTTTGCGTAACGTGTATCGATGTTCTCGATCTCCTTCTTGTCAAGAGCAAAAGCCATGTATGTAGTGTCAGTTCCCTGACCTTGACGCATGATTTCAATCTCTCGCTCCTTGAGGCTACCGTACTTTTCAGTGATGACAGCAATCTGATTCCAGAAGTTACGCATACCCTGAGATACAATTCCCACGTATGGCTTCTTCTTTGTAACAGACTTACCGTCTACGGTCTCTTCATAGGTAGAAGTTACGTCACGGTATCCAGTTAACTTACGTTGACCATCAACCTCTTCGTACACTTCTTCACGGAGTACAGCAATGCCGTATCCAACGTCACGACGGTATGCTCCAGGTGCACCCTTCTCACGAGCACAAAGCTCACAAGAAGCGTCGAACACACTGCGACATACAAACGTCTTCTTCTTCCCATCATGTGATGGTACGTTCTCGTGGACAGGAACTACAAAGATGTCATTCGAATCTGTAAGAAAACGAAGTGCCTTTGTTTCTCCTGGTGTCCAATAGAACCAATTTGTTTCTGTGTAAGTCTTAGGGGCTGAACCCTTTTGTGACTTTTCAATACTGGCTTTTACGGCAGCCATGCCTTTTTGCAATGCCATTTTAGTGTCTTTCTTTAGAAGCCCTTGGGCTGTTGGTTTTGGTTACTGCCTCGCAAGAGTATCAGTTTAACTTGTACAAGTCAAATGATGCTTTAACTGATATTCAAACGAACTTATTGGTGTAGGAATCCCCAACATGGTAGCAGGATCCTCGTCATCTGGTGTAGCAATGATACCAAGTTTTGTATAATTTTGCAATTCTTCGATTAAATGCTCAGTGGCCATACGACCAGGTGCATCGCCATCCATAAAAATATTTACCTTACTAAAGTTCCTTAGCAGGTTAATCTGTTGTTTATCAACTTTAGCTCCAAAGGTAGCTACGATGTTATCAATGCCGCGACTCTTCAATACAAGAACACTCATAGGGCTTTCAACCACATAAATTTCATCATACATCATAGCATTGTCTAGGTTGTATAGCCAAGATCCACGAGGGAAACCCTTGGAATTGCGATATTTGGGTACCCCCGGGACGTCCTCGAGCTTACGTGCTACCCACCCTATAAGTTTACCCCTCATAAAATGTGGAAGAACGACCCTGTCTACAGGCACATTTCTTTCACCTTCTGGCGTTTTTTGAATCTCTAACCTACCTGAGTCTACCCCTGTACGCATCTGCCGTTGTACGGCCTCTGAGACCCCTCTGGAGGTCAAATAATCGCAAGAACTCTCCCATCTTCTAAGGATAGTGTCGCTATATATAGGGATATCGGTATAATCCTGGTGTTTGGAGACAAAAACCCCTTCTAAACGTTCAATAAAATCCTCAACAGATACAACCTTAAGTTCTGCCACCTCATTCTTTAGATTAGCAATAGCGTCCTCACGGCTAATATTAAGGCAATTCTGGACTAACCAGATAACACTGCCACCACCACAAGTAAAACAATTGAACAAAAGAGTTTCTTTGTTGAGACTAGCTGATGGGCTGCTATCACCATTTTTATGCATACCAAACGGCAAAGGACAAGAATGGATTAACTCATCACCATTTTCTATAATTTCTCCAACTCCCAAGATATCCTGTAAAACTAATCTTGCATCTAAATTGTTAAATATTGCCGAAAGGTCCATCGTTCTTCAACTTTTCTAAAAATTCTTTGTTATCTTTCATAACTTTTTCCAAGAAAGCTTTATCTTCAGGACTTAAATCATTATAAGCTTGTTCAGATAATTTTTTTGGATCATCATTCATCATAGTTTTTCTCCACAACCATTGCAAAAGTTGAAATGTTTCTTTTGTAAAAATTCATGGCTTTCTAAACATTCTTCTGGTTTAGTCGCATCCAACAATTTAATTACATCACAAGGATATTGATCAACGCAATGTTTACAAATTAAACTTCTGTCTGATTGTTGGTGTTTGTCTCGTAATGCTTGACGTTCAGTTAGGTTCATCGTCCACGCAACTTAAATGGATCTGTCTTGTATTCGCCTACAATACGTACTCCACAATCAGGACAAAAGATGCGATTCCAAGGACGTTCTAATTTATCTCCGTCAAGGTTTTCATATTTTTCAATGTGTGGGCATTCATTCATTAGTACAACCACGCAAAAAACAATGAAAGCAAAAGTATCAAACCGAAAAACCCTACAATACAAAATGGTAGAAGAATAAAATACCAAAGATCTTCTCTATTTTTACCGCCATCAGAAAAAAACCATGCCATACCCATCCATATCATAAAAGGAACTACAAACTCTAAAATATGCCTAATCATTAGCATCCTCAAATTCTCGTACAACCTTTAACGATGTACGGTCTCTCAATTCAAATCCCATCATCCAAGATTTAAGATCACTACGTCTACTCTTCATAATATCCATAACAAGAGCTTCCTGTTGTTTCATCTCACGAGTAGCACCAATGCCAATAGCCATGTCTACAATCTGTTCGATCTGTGAGGATAGACCAATGTTACCTAGACCACCACGACCTTTTTTGTTCTTCATAGCTTCACGGTTGAACTGAGCAAGCCATACAGAAGCCATACCCATTTCACGATTGGTACTGGCGATGTCAGTAATAACTTCAGCCATCTGCAAAGATTGCACGTTACTAGCACTACCGTATGACTTCTCTGTAGTAACCCATGACAACTGGTCACCAACAACCATCTCCGCACCCCAGTGTTTAGCTTTAGAGTAAAGCTCTAGAACACTACGTTCATTCTTGCGTGCTGGTGAGTCAATCATGAGGTATTCACCAAATTCCATAATTTCTTCACGTGCTTCTTTTAGACGACGAAGCTCGTTAGGTGTAAGTTGTCCACGCTCATAACGACTATACGGAACACCACTAGCTAGGCAGTCAAGGCGCATCAAAGTTAGTTCTTTACGAAGCTCCAACGATGCAAAGTACACTTTGGTCTTGCGACGTGCTGCTTCAAGAGCGATAACTGATCCTACCCATGACTTACCAACGTTAGGAATACCTACGACAACCGCAAGTTCACCCTTCTGGATACCGTACATGTGGTCGTTAAGTTCATCCCAGCCAAGGTAGATACCTTTCTTGTCTCGAGAAGGGTTTGCTACCTCGTCCAAGTAATTGTTAACACGACGATCATAACCTTCACCATAAACTTCAAGACGCTCACGAGTACTAGTATCGTTCTGAATCTTAGACAGGCTATTAAGTGCTAAAGCAATACCAATTTCTGGATCTTCTTCTAGTGCAGTTGCAGCCTTGAGCAGAATATTTTGAGTAGTAGCTTTACGATACTTAGTCATCATCTCTTCAATGAGAACGCATACCAAGTAATCTTTCTCAGGCCATTCGTTGCGTGCAAAATAATCTGCAAACTTATTTTCTAGAAGTTCTTGAGTAGCTGTATCCTTGAACTCACTACGAATGTAGTAGTCAAGGCTGTATTCAAACAGTTCACGAACACCATCATCAAAGAAGTGCTCGCTGCGAACACCTTTGTTCCAAATCTCATTAAAACTATCTAAGTCAGCAAAGTGCCGTACCAAACTCTTTTCAATATCCATTACTGAATCTTCCTTACTGTTCCGTCCTTGATTTCATCAAGTGTACGATTACGTGCGTATTCACGGTAGTCAATTCCATCCATGTTGTGCTCAATTACTCTTTCCTTTAGGAGAGAAAATATAGCACCACCGTAACCATCCATCAATTCATCAATACCCATGTTGGTAGTAATAAACGTAGGACGATTATCCAACGCACGTTGACGCATTACATGGTCAAACGTTGCTTCACTCAGATTGTTCTTGGTACGGAATTCCTTACCAATGTCATCCAGAAAAAATACATCGCTCTTAACAACTTTGCTCTCAAAACGTGCCTTGTCATCATTGCTGCCCCACCCTCTGGTGAACTCATCAACCATCTGAGTGAATGTAGCAAAGTATACACTGTAGCCAAGCTTGACCAACTCTTTAGCAATAAGACTAGTGAGCAATGTTTTGCCTGTACCCCACGTACCGTGGTAGAGAATTCCCATACCACCTTTTACAAAATCTTTGTGTTGTCCAAGATAGATCCTAGCTAACGCCAAAGCTTTCTCGTCACCATTAAAGTCTGACCAATTAAGACGTTGGTAGTTAAGACCAATACCTGCACGTGAATAATGTTTATACAATTGCAGTTGTAGTTTACAGTCACCACATGAACCATCGGTGCATGTAGGGCATCCCTGCTTTGTAAATTTTTCAAACTGAGGATACTTCTGCTCTAAGTAATCGATTTCCTCATCATCAAGGAATTCATATTTTAGGTTGACGTAATCCTTTTCCCAATCAAACAGCGAATCGTTCAATGAAGTCATTGGTATTCATTAATCCTTCCGTACTATTTCTATTCTCGTTCTTAAGTTTTTGTTGTTGTAGTTCAATGTACAAAGTATCCTGAATCCATTTACTACCTTTACTGAATGCTGTTGCTGTCATCACCAAATCATTGAGCTTGCCTTTGTGATTGTCAAAGAGTAGTGCAACCATGGGACCTGCGTCAAGTCCGTATCGTTCCTTAAAACTCTTAAAGATAGCTGATTCTTTTACCCATTCAATATTGTAAGTGTAACCATGTGTTTCTTTGAACCGATCAGCAAAGTATATGAGTAAATCACGAGGTTGAGCATTTGCTAGATCAATACCAGCTACCAACTCTTCCTTGCTTTCTGCTACTTTTATTACAACAATTTCATCGTAGCTATCACTGTCATAGTTGACAGGTTCACCATCAAAACTTTTCTTTTCCATTTCTCGCTCCTCTGACTGATGCAAACTTATCACAAATGTCTGAGAAGATCTGGATCTTTTTGCTAACCCAATCGCGTGTCTCAGACTCAAGATCGTTTAGGTTTTTCCCATTAGGGCCAAGCGCTGATATGTTCTTTCGGTTGATCAACAAGAAACGCCACTGTGCATCATAGTCATTCGAGTCATTCTCTTCATGGCCATAGAGTTGAATCCATTGTTCATCAAGACCACATAGGTAACCTCTGTAAACAAATCCATCGCTGAATACTTGTACCTCTTGTCGTCTACCAGCAATAATGGCAAGGTTTCTTTCAAATACCATGTCACCAGCTTGTGCTAATTTATTTTCCATTAATCATTACCCGTTCCTGTATTAAACCAATTGTTAAAATCAAGGATAAGATCGTTGACTTTATTGTTGTTGCTTGAATCAAAAATATTGTATTCATACTTCTTTTTCTTTTTTACGGTAAGCATTTTGGCACACTGCCATGCAAATACAAATGGCAATACAATAATTGCAATTGGCAGCAACATTAAATACGCAATAGAAAGTGGAATAAACAAAAAAAATCTTAATAGTTTTGAATCAGGCAAACTTTCCATAAAATTTTTAGATTCCATTTTTATTTAACACCTTTCTTTGTACCATAAAACTTAGACCATTCTTTCTTAGGAGCATGATCAATTTTAATTGGTTTGTTCTTGTCAATTTCACGTAGTTCATCATAAATCAAGCTCATAGCGTAGTTCAGACCTTCTGCATAACCAGAATTCCAATCACCTTTGAAACTGACCATAAGATTCCAACGTTCCATCATTTTCTTACGTAGTTCGTTTAATTCTTTCATACTTTCTCCTTACTTATATTTTTATATAAGACCATCTGTGCCCATGTCATCACTGACATAGATATTAAAATCATCTAATGTATCGTATTGCTCAAAAAAATCTGGAAATTGCATATCGCCAATGTGGCATATACGAGGTATCATGTTATCTTCCATGATATCAATAACATCCTCGTCATCCCAATCGACGGCGACAGTTCCTATGTTTTCTCTCCATTTTTCTACAAACTCTTCAATATCATCAAGATTATCAACAAATACTAATCTTACATCACCGTAGAGTGTAGCAAAAAGTTCTTTAGATTTCAAATGAAAAGAACGAACATATTTTGCGTAATAAGAAGCACCCAGTACTTCTCGTGTAAGATCACTCTTGCGTGTAAACGGCAACTTGCTCCTGTAAGCTTCTATAAATGGAGCGTAATTAACCATTATATTCATAGCAAAACTTTCAATTAAACTAGCTGAATATTCTCCAACAATAAAATAAAATTTTGGTGCCAATCTTCCTTCACCATAATAACAAAAAAAGTCAAAACATATTTCGTTAATAATTGATTGACCAAGATCTTCCGCCCTAACTACACCAAAACCAAAACTCAAACCGTGTTCCCATATGTGACGATCTACGGTTTCGTATTCACGCCATTTTTCTATAGTTTGATCATCACCATAAACAATGATATCGGTAGCTTTTTCAATCTCATCCCTCCAGTCTTTACTTAAATTTAAAAAATCAAGGGGATTAGCAAACAATTTAGTTTCTATGTCTTTTGCATAATACTCAAAAACATTCTGTACAAGGAACATTTCATCTAATGTTTGTACGTATACACTAACGCTTTCTGGACCAGCCAATTTAATACACAAGTACACGCTTTTAGCTATAAGCCCTGGTCTTTCCTTGCCGCCAGCTATAATAAACCTTCTATTAGTTTTTTCTGAATATTCATCAAATGAATGAGGAACTCTTAACGATTCAATTAACATACGATAGTCGTCTTCTAAAAATCTACCGTATTGTTCCAGTACAACTGGCATATCCAATGAAGGATTAATAATCCAATTAGCCATTTTTAAGTTAGACTCCTGCCAAAGTTTCTCACATCATTCCAAAGATTGTTGTGATACCAGCGACTTCTAATCTGCGTAAAACCAAGGTTAACAAATAATTCATCCAAAGCTCTGGCGTTAGGACCACCATGACGTACTGGTGTAAATTGAAGATCACCCAATGGAGGAAATGGCAATTCATCGTCTACATCAAGCTCAATAAGTCGCTTAGCCATTTTTACAACATCAATGTTATCTTTAATTTTTGCATCATCTAATTTAAGAACAGTATCTAGGTCACCATGCTCGGCAATAAGCTTGGTAGCTTTCTTAGGACCAATACCTGGGATACCTTTGACATTGTCACCTTTGTCACCCATAAGTGCCCAGATCTCTGACAATCTTTCTGGTGCTATGCCCCATTCATTTTTTATAGCTTCTGTATCGTATACTTCAGCATCAATATCTTTATAACTGATGCTTGGTTTAACAACAATAATATTTTCACGAATTAATTGGTGTAAATCGTGGTCTGCACTAACAATAATAATTTTATCAAAAATGGTGGAATGTTTAAGTGCTGCAGTAGCAATAATATCATCAGCCTCAACACCTTCCAAACTCATGTAAGGTATACCACTCTTCAAACATAAATTCATAAACGTAGCCATTTGTGGTTTGAATTCAGTGGCAAATGCATCATCAATAGCAGTACGTGGTTTGTCGCTAGCTTTATGGCGATTAGCTTTATATTGGGGATCAATAGCTAGACGTTTAGTACTACGACCTTTATCGAATGCAATAAGAACGTGACTAGGTTCATATTTTCTAATCATGCTGGTTATAACGTTGTATGCACCATAAGCGCCCCACGTACCTTCTCCATTGGGAGCACTAAGACCATGACGCATTAAACCGCTGAAACTACGGATAAAAATATTATGTCCGTCAATTAATAGTAATGTTTTTTTATTCATTGTCGTAATTGCCTTTGCGATATCTCTTGCGACTTTTCTTTATAGGTTCTTTAAAGGCATCAACTCTTAAGATGATTAACCGAAGTTGACGGTCTGTCATCTTATCCACTTTCCTAAGAAAGTGAGCTATCTTCAGTATATCATTCAAGCTATACATACGTGTGCCTGCAGCACTTCTTTGAATATCTATGTGATTCTTGTAATGACGTTCTTTAGCACGGAATGCTTCTGGTCGTAAATCAAAGAATGCTGCAGCCATACCCTGTGTGTACATGGGAATGTTATCGCGTATTGATGGTGTGCGTTGTGGTCTTTTAGAGACTTCTGACATAAAATGCTGAACGCACCTTACCTGGAGTAGTAGCTTGAACGATTTGTTCCATACCAATATTGCCAAGTTTAAGTTGCTTTTCTAATGCATCTTCGTTAAGTTCATGGACAATAGATGCAACAGTAGTAACTTTGCCATCTGGGGTCTGAGTTTTAGTAATAGTCTCTACGACATTAACAACTGACTTAAATTGATCATCATCCAGAATTTTTTCAAGAAGATCAATGTCCACAGCAAGTTTTCCACCAGATACTTCTTTGGAGAGTTTGATACCATTCTCAGGACTAACAAGGTATCCACTGGTGGAAGCAGGATCATCGCCTTGCATGTTAATTTTAAGGTCAATGACTTCAGTAGCATACTTCTTAATAGCAGCTTCACGTCCTTCAACAATGTCTTTAGCCGTACGAACTGCTACAAGCTCAGCAGCAAGCATATCAATTTCTACTGGGGCCAATGGTCGAACTTCACTGAGATCACTTGTATACATAACTTCATTGAGTACACTGAATGCTTCTACGGCTACTACGAGGCCATTCTCGTCAGCACTGTTGCGACGAATGTCAGCTCTGGTTGGAGCTTTGGCTGATTCCCCATAGGTAGGTTCCGTAACCTCCCGAAGGTTGGTAGTAGTAACTTCCTTCTTCTTGGGCATAATATAATTTTGTGGCATTTCTATTCTCCTTACTTAGGTTTGTACTTATAGTAACATAATAGTTATTAGGAATCAAATCGGCTACGCCTTTCTGATTTCCATGCTTTTTGTGGTTACGTAGTAGATATCTCCACCAACACCTAAAGCGGTTTTTGTTGCAACACGAGCAGCTTTAATAACATCTGCTTTAGTCCATGGACCAGTATCACCTAGACTGCCAAAAGCTTCGCTAGAACCTGATCCCATTGCCCATCTTCCACTAACTGGAATAGTAACTGAAAAGTCTTCATCAATTGAAATCAATGTATTATCCCAAGCCATAATAATGCCAGCATCGAATGTTTGAATTTTTTTAGAAGTTTCCAAAGCACCGTGTTCATCAAGAGCAGTTCTCATGGACGGAACAACATCTTTAACAACAAATTGTTCAACATGATCACAATGAAATTCACGAAATTCTGGCCATTCAGTCCAATGTTGTACTACCTGCATTGCTCTAACACTACCACAACCACCAAAAATAAACTTACGTTCTTTGTCAATCCACAATTTGCTAGGTCCCTCATCACTCTTAGAATAGTCCCAAGAAAATTGAGAATCAGCAGCTATAACAATACCGTCTTGTTTTGTAATTGCAGCAGCCAATACTGTCATGATTATCCTTTTTTAAGAGTAGCGTTCACTTGAATCTTTTGAATGTTTACATTCTCAGGATTCTTAATATTTTTTTTGGCATACTCAGCTTCTGAGTAAACGCCAACTACTTTGTTCTTTTCCTTAGTGGTTACAACCCAAACTTGCATTAGTAATATTCCTCATCATCATTAACTGTGCTATCTTCCATAATCGATTCAAGCTTTTCAATAAATTCTTCTGACGACACAGCTTCATCAATAATGGTATCATCTTCTGTTGTTTCTTCAATAGCCTCTTCTTCTTTAGAAGTTTGTTGAGTCAAAAGTTCTACTACTACTGATGCAAACTGAGGACCTACAATTTCATCCCACATAGCAGCAAATTGTGATGGCATTGTTTCAGCTTTGATTTCACCATCAATCAACTTAACCTCACAACCCACTTCTGGTTTAATCCAGTCCCAGTCACCTTTTTCGTTTTTTACCTGAAGCGTAGCTCCAATGCTTACACTAAGTTTAATTTCCATTGTTACCCTTTTTCTTCTTATCTTCCATCAAACTTTGCAAACTATTCATTATATCTTGAGATTCACTCATCAAGTAAGGATCTACTTCTAAACCATTCCTTAATGTAGCTTCCATGAATGATGATATCACACCCATAATTCTTACCACGGAACTTTCGTAAAAATGATATTCCAAGCGTGGCGACATAGAATCCTGTGGTATATTTTTGCTACTTTCTTCTAATTCCATCATCTTCCTTTGTTTTATATCTTTTTCAATTTTACCCAACAAATGTGCTAAATAAAATTGTGACGCAGCTTTTAAATAATACTTCTTATATGTTTGCATACTATTCCTTTACTTTACTATGTGCCCCAGGCAAGACTCGAACTTGCAACCTGCGGGTTAGAACTCCGATGCTCTATCCGTTGAGCTACTAGGGCTTAATGTTCGATGTTGTGTTCCTTGTCAAATTGTTTGTGAATCTTTTGCCAGATCTTCTTGCGTCCTAGATAATACCCAAGAACAAAAATAACTAGTTCTTCTACTATAGTAACAATACTTTCAGCAATCAAATGATTAGGATCACTAAGAATATGCCACCATGTTTCGTGATGCATTTTACTCCCTACTTAGTTGGTATCGTATATATTAACATCAATCCCGTTGTCGCGCAAAACATTAAGTGCTTCTTCGTAAGCTGGATTAACCATGCTATTAGCTGCTGGTGAAGCAGTTTTAATTACACCTTTGATCCACATACTGTTTGGTCCAGGGTTACTAAATGCAGCTATTAATTTTGGTTGTGCTGGTATCTTAGCTAGTTCAAGCATAATTTTTGCAGCTTGGTTAAGTGTCATTACTTCTTACACTTACAATTGCCATTACACTTAGATGTTTCTTCAGGAGCTTTAGACTTTTGGTAAATACCAGCTTTAACACCTTGTGTAAACATGTGAATAAAAAATCCAACTCCAATAAAAAATAAAGCTGGAAGTATCAATACTAAAATTACGTGCATATTATTCTCCTATATCCCAATCATCATATGATCCCAAACGCACGACATGTGCACAAGGATCTCCACCGTCTTCCCATGACTGTTCTTCGCTATCATGCATAGGAAAACCATCGTGGGTACTGCAGAACTGTTCACTGCAATATTGGTGGTCTACACCGTATTGCAACCATTCTTCGAATGTCATAACTATCCAATCTTTGGTGGCACTGAAGCCAAAATCTTACGTTTATCTTCAAGACTCTTTTTTGCTTCTGAAAAGAGAAGTTTCCATTGCTTACAAATATTAGTCCATGTGTGCTCTTGGATCCAATCGTAAGCAAGATTAGCCTTAGCTTGTGCTTCTTCAGGATTATCCTTAATATATAGAATAGCATCAGCTGCTTGTTCTACACTCATCAAAGGACGCATACGTTCATTGTCGTTGTCCTTAATAATCCAGTGAGAAGGCGTGTGACCACTATCAACAATCCATCCACGTTCAGCATTCTCTCCAAGGATTTCTGGAACACTGGTATTGCGTGGTGCAACTACTGGTAGCTTTGTAGCCATGGCTTCAGTAATACTCAACCCCCAACCTTCACCATGAGTAGTGGTTAGGTATGCATCACTAGCATTGTAGATACCGTTCAGAAATTCAACAGGAAACCCACTGTGTGCACCAAATTGACGTGGATCTGGAACTGTGAAGTGTTTATTTGGATCAAGACCCATTGCACGTGCCATTTCTAAAACACTGCCACCAAAGTCTTTTTCTTGCATGTGCATGTAAAGAAATACATCTTCCACGCCACGGTTTACAATTTCTTTCATAATCATAAGACTACGCGAGATATCCTTGCGACCCTGATTACGGTTAACATTGGTAACAATAAATTTATCACGCATTTGTTCTGGAAAAATTTGATTACGTGCTTCAGCTCTTTTTAACTTATCCATAGCAAAAAAGTCTTTAGTATTAGTTCCATGGTAAATAACATGTTGATCATCTGCAAATTCACCAATAAACTTGCGACTTTCATTCTTAGCGTACTCAGTATAAGCAACAGGGTAATCAAAATGAGCAACACACTTAGTAACCCATTCTTCGCGTGGACCACAATCAAATGGGTAGTAGTAAATAGTTTTAAAACTACCTGGCTTAGTATTCTGTAGTTCAGCAATCTGAGTAACGATGTCAAGCACAATAAACGTATCTTGCACAATAAAAACCAAATCGTATGGACGTTGTGCTAACATGTCAAGAAATACTTGACGACCAAATACGTCACCGTATGGTCCTTGTGTGCGAAGAGCACTAATAGCTGGCCATAGAGTACCAGGCCACTTATTAGTATCGTATGGACCACCATCGTAATTAACACCTACTACATCAATTTCATACTGACCTGATTTTTGCAATTCTCCCATAATATTTTTCATTACAGTGCCAAATCCAGTACTGCATGCGTAGTCACCCCACGCAAGCACTCGAGTCTTATTCATCCGCTACTCCTTATAGATCTTCATCTAGGATAGTATCATCAGCATAATCTGTTGTCAAGTTCTTGTATGGTTTTCTGCCACGACCTTTGATTTTTTGATTAGAAACAGCTTCAGCTTTTTTTAACAATTCTTCTTTGACAATTTTATCAGATTCAAACGTGATATTTTCTACTTTTATGCCCATGCTTTTACGAAGTTTGACACGTTGCACTGGTGTTGTGCCAGCCCAGTATCCATGTTCTTCATACCTTAAAGCATGCTTTAAACATTCATAACTGACTGGGCAAATCTTGCAAGCTTCAATAGCTTCTTTGGAATATTTTTGTCCATGCGATGGATAGAACATTGAGAGATCTAGTTTAGCACATATGGCATCATCTTGCCATTTATAATCTACTGTTAAATTTTCCATGTTGTTTTACGGAAGGGCCTCGGGAGGAGTCAAGGTAAGAACACCGACTGCAACTCCCGAGGAAGACCAGGCCCTTCAGGAAGAAGCTTTAGATTAAGCTCTCTTCACTATCTAGGACCAGTTTTCCTTCTTTTTTACATCCTTTCAATTAAAATAGGAACCCTTTGGGGGTTAAATCAATAGTATCTTCCATGTCGGCGTTTTCGTCTACAACTCCCCTAATGGCTTCCGCCTCTGCTCTTCTTCTAAGAATTTTTGCATCCACCCGCTCTTCAATAGTTCCCACTGCGACTGGACGGTAGATCCAGGTATGACTAATGCCCTTTGACTTGCTATCGGCACGATTGATACGGTTTGCCCTTTGTTTGTAGTCTGAGTAAGTCCTAGGAATTTCGATGTTCCAAAGATATGGTGCATATAAATTTAAACCTTCCTGACCTACGTCACTGGTAATAAGTATAGCAGGTCCTTTGGTCTCGTTGAAAATTTTAATATTTTTGGTTACTTGATCACTGCTCATACCCACTCCCCAAATTGGCAAAATTGGAATACCAGCAAATTTTGTTTTTAATGCTTCTAGGTATGGGAACAAAGTTCCATGTGTCCAAAAGGTGAACAAAACTGCTTTGTCGCCATTCTCAATATAAGATTCCAAATTGTCTTCAATCAATTGATACTTAGAACTATTAAGAATGCTAATGTCTGATCCAAACTCAGCTACAATTTCTTTAGCAAAATTACCATCGCTGTTTTTAAGGCCTTCCGTAGAATTACAAATCATGCGAAGAGTATCAATATAAGACCAGTTGGCTACAGTGTTATCAGGATTATAACGTTCACGAGCACGTTCTTCAGCCCAATCATAAATCTCACGATCAATATCTGACAGTTCATACACTAAACGTTTTGGCATGCTTTCTGGGAATTGAGAAGCAATTGTTGGATCACTCTTCATTGCAATGTGAGTCCAATCTTCGTGCTTCTTGCCAAGAACGGGCAGTTTATTGCGATCCCATTCCTTGACATACGTTTCCTGGACGAACCCATTGTTGAAAAAACCAAATTCTTTTCCATACATAGCTTTGAACTTGTCTCTATTCATGTCGCTTACGTCAGGAATGCCAGGTGCCACAACTGCCATAATATTGCGAATGTTTAAAGGGCTGGTTGTGTAGGGAGTGGCAGTCAGTGCCAGAACTTTAGCGTCAATACCTTCTTGATTGATGAGTTTGAAGAATCCATCGCTCAAAAGGCTGGTTCCTGTATTAATCTTCTGGGATTCGTCAATTACAACAAGAATGCGTTTACCCTTTACCATTTCCAGTACTTGTTCTAAATCAGTACGGTCATAAGATTTAACCCTACGACGTTCTCCTTTGACTTTTTTCATAGACCCATCACGGACTTTTTCATAGTTAAGTACTAACACTTGAGCTTGGGTTTCTTTGTAAAATGCATGACGTTTAATACGTGTCATTTTTTCATTAACCCGATCAACCGTAAGGTGGGTCATACGTTTGTATTCTTGTTCCCAGTCATATTGTTTGATTTTTTTGCAGAAAACTAATACCTGATCAATATCGTTATTGTCAAAAAGTTTTTGACTTGTTAAGCAACTGAGTAGAGTTTTACCAGCACCTGTGTCCCATTGCACCAAAACTCTTGGTTTATCAGAATGCATTTGTTCCCATACGTAATTCAATCCAACATGTTGAAAAGGGAATAATTGGTGATCAACCAGGAAAGGGCTATTAACTTCATAAGGGTTCTTACTACAAGCCAAAAGTGTATAATAACGTTCTTTAGCAGATTCGTCTTCAAACGACAATTCATATCCGTTATACCTGATCAAATCATCAAACATACTGATTTTGTCACGATTACGAAGAGTACCGTAAGAATCTAAAGAAAATAATTTCTTGACTTCTTGGTCCAAGGAGCTGTATCTTAGTACACCATTGAGAGTTTCACTACGTTGAACATATATATTCTTTTCCAAAGACATGAGTAAATCATATCAGAAACCAAGAATTAAATCAAATTGAATTATATATAAACTGAGATGTTACGTAGTAAGTAGATGGTCCAGCAATAATTGGTATTTGAAAACGTTCAGGGAAAGTTAACGATGTATTCTGGAAGTAAGGTTTTTGGTCTACTACTGTACGTGACTCTAACTCGTTGGTTTTACTATTACCAATATAGTCCATATTCATTTCTGCATAATATGGATTAGATTTATAATAAGGAACAATACTCATTCCAGATATAAAAATGTTTGGGTCCAAAGCAGTCATTCTCATTTGTATGCCGCTTGCTGGTAAACCTGATGTAGTGCTAATAAAGAAGTTAGGATTATTGACATTACCAGTTATGTAATGATAGTTATTTGGATACGTTGAACCACTAAATGTAGTATATTCATATCGCAACGGGTAGTAAAATGGTGCATTTGCAGCTACATAAAATACTTCGTTTACTCCACCATTTAACTGTTCAATTTCGGTAAAAAATTGCGTATAGTTTTTAGCAGTAAATCCTGTTAATTCAACATCGTACCATGTATTAAGTGGAACCATCATTGGTGCAAAATCGTGAAATACTAGAACATTTTTGTTTCCTGCATCATCAAGAGCATTTAAAGAAAAACGATATGCACCGTTATTAGTAAACGGCAATAAAATTCTCATAAGTGCACTAATACGCATATTGGCACGATCTTGTGGGGTAATCCATGAATTTGATGGTGTTGGGAATACACCAAGTTGAAATAGTTTATATTTTGGCAAATTATTGCCACTAATAACTAATTGAATGGTGCCAGCTGGAATACCGCTAATAGTGTAGTTGGTAGCTGCTAAAGAACCAATATTACTGCTTGTTCCACTAATATATGTTAACGTATTACCACTAACAGTAGTTCCAGATATAATTGTGTTAGATACTGGATTATAAAAACGAGTACTTGCTGAAAGAGTTCCGTTTACTTTTGAAATACCAGATGCTGTACCAGAAACTTGTGAATTTACTGTAAAATAATAATTAGTACCAGAGGTTAATTGATTGTATTCACCAAAACCAACATTACCAAGTCCAGGTGCAGCAAATTGTAGCTTCCATGGCTCTGCTCCACCGTAACCAACGCCTGGAATTGTCCATGTATAAATAGCAGTAAACGATCCACCACTAACGGTTATGCCACTTGCTGTTCCAGAAACCTGTTGGTTGATTGTATTTCCATTAACCCATTGGACAGTTGTTGGTGTGATTGTTGTTCCGCTACCTGCACTCCAATTTGAATTATCAATAAAATTAGCATAGTCATAATAAAGCAAGTTTCTTGATCCAGAATATGTAGGAGAAGAAATGCTGTATCCAACACCAGGTATATTTTGTGTTACAGAAATAATAGAACTAGTTCCAAGATTGCCAACTTTTTGTCCTACAGCATTATAAAAATAATTGCTATTGAGGTTGTTTGGATCATTCATTAATACTTGATCATCAGTAAGGAAACTTGACCAGTCACTATCAATTGAACCAAAGTTAAAACTATTAAATGTTTCAATGGTTGGAAACCATGGCGTGGATGCTTGGTCATCAGGATTCATTACAATATAACCAGTACCTGATGCCACAAATCCATCAGGTTGATTTGGTATTAAATTTTGAGGAGTAATACGAATATCATCGTATAGTTGTTCATAGAAAGCAGTTAAGTATTGAATACCAGTAAAATATGCTTGGTGCCAAACTTGATTAAAAGTTGTTTGCGTATAATTGTGAACTTGAACATTTGGGAATCGACGTTGCAAAAATTGATTGTATGCAACACCATTATAATTACCATTTGCATCAACTGTTTTGTAACTTACAGTTGGATCAAAAACATAAGAATTGGTATTGTTGCCTACAGTTGTTGTGTTCCCACCAAGTTGAGAATCGTTAAGAGCACTAAGTTGTGGCCAAGAATTTTTGTTAGCAACTGTGTTAGATGAAAGACCAAACAATGTTGATGAATTAATATTAGTATTGGTAATAGTTTGTGGATTGTTGTTGTTTCCAATGTAAGAATATTGCACTGAATTACCATCAATAATTTGATTTTCAAGATTGTAATAATATTCTTCAACATCAGCAGGAAAAACATTAATTGTTCGTGGTACACTATCAAATGGCAAATCGTACGCCTCAGCGACAAGTTTTACAAATTCAAATTTTAAATATGTAGCTGTAGTTTGTGGTATTTCATAAGTACCTTTACGAAGCGTAAAATCGTTTGGAATAGGTGTCCATGTAAATGTATTTGGATCTATTGTTCCGCTATTGGTAGATTGTGTTGTAAAATAAATATTAAAACGACAACCGCTGTAAAGTGGATCAATATATAAACGATTGATAGTTTTTGGATTTAATGAGTCATCAGTTAAACATGCATAAAAATAAACAATAGAATCACTAGTAGGTTGTGGTCCAGATTTCCAATATAAATTATCATTGGTAAACATATTATTTACTGGATAATTTGCAAAAGAATAATTTTCTAGAAATCCAAAACGATTTTGAGTATTAATTGATGCTGGCATCATACCCATTGTTGGTGCAGATGTATTTGACGGAATATCAGAATATTGCAAAACTAACAATCTGACTGAGAATGCTTGAACACCAACTGAATAAGCTACGTTAGTAGCAATACCGTTAGTGACAGTTTGAATTGCTATGGTTCTCGTAATTTTTAATTGCAATTGCAAAGTTGAAAAAGTTTGAGGCGCTATATATGTTAAACGAGTAAATTCATTTGTTGTAAATATATTAGAACCACCATTTACTACAAACGTAGAAGATCCTGGTGCTGGAATTATGTTGCCGCTATTTGCATCAAGATATAATATTTCTACAAAACAAGGAACATTCAATATATCAAAAGTGATATAATTAAGATCTGTTTCAATAGCTAGATCATAAGTTAATATTACTGGTGTGCTATTTGGACCACCAAAATCTTGAGTCGAAATCCAATTTGTTTCTAATGATTGATTAAATGCAATAGCATTATTGTGTCCATTAATAATATTGGTATTTGGATCGGTGTAACCAGTTTTATTAGTGAGGCTACGACCAATGGTATCAATAACACCTGTTTGTGCATAAACTTTGTTATATACTAATCCATCTAATGTCAATGGTGGCAAAGAACCAATTGGACCATTTGCTACATAATCTTTTAATGGATCTGTATGGTTAGGTAGAACTGACATTATTGTGCACCATACATCGTTGAAGTAACTTGCAAAGTTGGTTGAGCAACACTTTGACCAGGGCCATTTATACCATTATTATCGGTAGAAGTAACGTTGGCAATATTCCCAGTAGCATCTATAGATATTTCTTGGGTTTGTAGGTGAGCAAAATAAGGTGCATTAATTGGCATTCCATTCATCAACCAATAACGTGTTGAAGCACCAATTGGAATATTTATTGGAGTTACAATGTTGTTAGCAGTTACTGACGGTTGAAGGTAAAAATATTCAGAATAACCAGCTGGTTCCATTGTAGTTGGGTTTCCATTCATATCCATTCCAGATATAGCTACAGAAGTAAGTGGGATTTGATTTAATGTGTTTTGGACTGGACCAAAACTAATAATAAAATTAGAAGGTATAATACTTTGAATAACTTGTAGAATTGCTTGTGCTTTTCCTTGATCCCAAGTAAAGAAAGAACCATCACTTATTGGAAGAAGAACAATTTCTTGATCACTGTTTACACCTGATCTACCATAACCTTTTGTTCTCCAACCTTCTACAGCATAGAATCTAATACCGCATGATGCTTCACATAACGTTAAAATTGCCCATAGAGTAGCACCGGTTTGGTAAGCTTCTGCTGCACCCAACAAACGTTCTCTATAATTAGCATCTTTGCGAACAATTTCTTGCCATTGAATTTGTTGCAATTGGTCAATGAATGGATTAGTGGCAAAACTATAAATTTCTGATGATAGTCGTTTCATATTGAAAATTTGACCAAGGATATTGTCCAAATTATCAAATTCAATAGTTTCTTGACCTAATCTAGCTACAGTTTGAATATTTTTTAATTGACCAGTTCCACTATTGCCTAACAAAATTGTCATCAAAGTAGTTAAATAATCACCTTCATTAAAATTATAAACTGTTTCAGGAAAATTTAAAACTTTAGAAGCTAAAGTTGAATGCGGTGATATTGAAAAAATATTACCAGCCATTAGAATGTACTCGATCCTACAACGTTATAAACAATATTATAAAGTTTTGGCAATTGATTGCTGGCAAGAATAAAATCAGACGAGTATGAATTAAGTATTGTACCATCAAGTGCTACTGTGCTAACATTGGTAATTCTTGCATTAGCAACACCAGCAACGCCAAGTATTTGTGTTTGTAGGTTTGCAAATGAAATATTTCCAAGATAATTAAAGTTTGAAAAATATTGATTTAGTTGATTTGTAACGTTGGCTTGAACAGTTGTTAAACTGTAACCCGGCAAAAGAACAATTCTTACATTTATAATAAGGTTTTGAAAACTTGCTTGGTGCACCAACGTGTTAACACCTAGTGGTCGACTTTGTTGCACAAGTCCCTCAACGTCGACAACATCACTATTGTAATCATGATTGTAAAGAATTGATGAGTTACCAGTATTAGGAAGTGCAGGCCATCCACCATAAGCAGAAGGTGGAGTAGCTGTATCAAAAGCTAAACCAGTCATTGATTTTACACTATTGCTATTATCAGTAATATCGTAAAGTGAATATACCAATGCTTTACCACTTGTTACAACAGTTCCACTATTAGCAACCATTTGGTTTAACATAATTCCACTGCTCATTACTTGCATAATGTGATATGGTTGTCCAGAAAGAACAACACCATCATTTTGTAGACATAATCCTGGATACAAGAAAGTGTTTGCATTGTTAATTTGTATAAAATTAACACCAGAAACAGTTGTTCCGGAAACAATAACACCTGAAGAATTAGTATATGTATAAGGAGTTGGCACAACTGTGCCAGTAAAAGTAATGTATGGATAAGGGTTTAAACAAATACCATACGTAATGCCACTGCTAATTACATCGTTGTAAAGAACAACCATATCAGCCATGCCACTTTGTGAAGTACCGATTTGTGACGGGAAGTTAATAAGTGGTTGACGATCCATGGAAACATAGATGTCACCACTAGTAGCAGTATTGGTTGATGCAATACTACCATTGCCTAAAACATAATTGTTTGTATTTAGATATGGTGTTGGATTTCCCGAAGTAAGTATGTTGTTGGGATTAAAAACGGATTGTTCGCTAGCATTAAGTGCTATTGTACCATTAACAAATATATCAACAAAATTACCACTTGCTACAGATGTTACTCTGCTACAAGCAGGATTATATTCAGAAATTACTTCAACAGTATTGCCAATAAATAAATTTGCATAATCAGTTGGATTAGCAATTCGTAGATAAAGTTGTGGTGAATAGGTTCCACTTACGGTAGATGAACCAATAAAATAATAGTAATCAGAATTTGGTGTATAAATAGTTTCGCTAGCAGAATTAAGATTAGAACCAACTAGTTCATTGCCTTGAGGATAAACAAATCCACTGTATGTTCCATTGTATGATTGTGTACCTAAGGCACCAATATCTGGATTAAGACTTGTTACATACTCTGTGTATGTAGATCCACTAATAGTGACAAGACCACTGACAGTAGTATTGTTAAGGGTACTACCACTACCAATTGTTAAACGGTAAGGGCTTGGACCTCCAAAAGTAATGTTTAATCCACTAGCAATTGTATTTCCTGTGGGAACTGCGGAAACGTTTAAATAACCAAATGGGTATACTCCACTAACCATAGCTTGTAAACCGGATGCTAATGCTGTACCGGTTGTTGAAGAAGGAAATCCACTATATGCAACTAATGTTGTACCACTATAGGTAGTTCCATTAATTACATTGGTCATACCACTATAAGCAACCAGTTGGAATGTAACATTGCTAGATCCACCACTAATAGTAGCTTGAATAGCAAGTTGTTCATCATAAAAATTTTGAGCACCAACAGCATTAGCAGTTGTTACATTAGGATCTTGATATGCCGTAAGAATATATTTACCATTTGTTCCAGTGGTATTGTTGAAAGCTGTAGCTTGCCATCTTGCACGGAATTGTGAATCTGCTTCAGGGTCAGCACCGTTGGCAATTGGTGATAAATTAGTAACACTAGTTACTCCAAGCAATGTTGTTGCTAGTGCGGTAACTGTATTAGCAGGAACATTACCATAAATTCCAGGCAATGATGCTATAATTGGTACACTAGCTGATGTTAATCCAATTGGAATAATTGCTGGGGCTGTTGTTGAATAGTAAATTGGCGTTGTGTACGTTGCATTTACTGGAACCGCTACTTGTGTTCCGATAGGAATATTGATAATACTTGTAGCAGGTGCATTAGTTGTAAATGTTACTAATCCAATAGCTCTTTTACCAAGTTGACGGTATACACCAAATAAGTTACAAAAATTATCTAGATCGCTACCCGATTTAGTGTTAATATCATAACTATAAGTTTGTAGAACAGAATTGTTGTTTGCATTAGCAATTTCTTGAGCTACTGATTCTAGAATTTTGTAAGTAGCACTACCAACACTTACGTCCCATGTTGGGTCATAAGTAGATAGAGCCGCCTGCAATCTTGATAATACTCCTGTTGTATCAGCCATTTTGAACACTAACTCCGTTTGCGTTTATTGATGTAAGCAAGGTAACTAAATTACCTGTAAGCGTTTGTAAAACAATTGTGGCATCTATTTCTGTGCCATTGTTTTTGTTAATTTGCGTTGTAACTGAAACAATTTTTTCAATAATTTCGTTTCTGTTCCAGTTAGACAATTGTGCAGAATTTTGAGATTTTTGTAATGATAGAATTTGTTGACCCTGGTATAATTGTAATACTCTAAGTATTTCATTTTCAACGGTACTAGTACTATTAACTGCTTGTGACGTTCCAATCATTCCAGGTAAAAGGCTACCAAAACCAGGCGTAGTAAACCCTATTCCTAATGGTTCTTTAAGCCATAGGGCAATGTCTTGAGCTAATTTATTTGAACCGTAGGAAAATTGCAGTTTCCCACCATTAAGTTGAATATCTCCATTGCTAACTGTGATCGTCTTCATAATATCTTAGGCAAAATAAGGGGTTTTATACATTAGTACTTGATAATCTTGGTAACCACGGCATATGGTTGCATGTTATTGTGACCAGAAGCTGTTGTAGCGGTGTTTCCGCTGGTTGTAAGCCCCGTTTGGGCAGGCACTGTAAAACCAAGACCAGGAATGGCTACACTACCTGTAACTGCTTGTGAGGCAATAGAAAGAGATGGAATAGAAAGAGATGGAATGGAAAGTCCTGGAATGGAAAGTCCTGGAATGGAAGCAGAATTAACAGTGAGTGAAGGGATGCTAACACTAACTCCAGATAGACTGTGGGAGTGACCAGAATCACTGGCACTGACAGTAATACTTGGTGTTTGAGAGTCAGTAGATTCTGAACTAATACGTGCTGACTTAACACCACCAGTTACTGTACCTGTACCAATATTATAAGAACCGGTAAGATTGCTCGATACTTCCCAAAAAGGACCAGCTGTAGGAGTTATACTGTGGCTGTGAGAACTTTGGGAAGCACTTGCACCAATATTAGCATTACCGGTTGCAGTATTCCCAGAACTAATACTAGCACTACCTGCTGAAGTTGTGGTTGTACCAGTGTTTCCTGTACCGGTAGTACCCGTACCAGTGGTACCTCCACCTGTAGCACCGGTACCAGTAGAACCGCCAGATGTATTTAAACTTACGCTAGAACTTGTACCTGTGTTGGTTGTTCCTGTAGAACTTGGTACTGTAAACGTGTGGGTGTGAGTTGCTAAAGGTGTTTCTGCAGTAACAAGAGTGTGGTTTTCTTCACCACTAACTGCTGCTAAAGTTCTATTTGTAAGACCAGTTCCAGAACCTGCGCCGATAGATACTCTTCCTCGCATATCCGGTACATTAAAATTAGTGCCTGATCCACCCCATGCATAGCCAATTGCGGCAAATAGGGCAGCATAAGTAGTAGTAGAATAGTTAGAACCGTCGCAAAGCAAATATCCACTTGGAGCTGTTGCTCCAGCATAATCAAGCATTACTCCTGGAGGAGTTGAAACGCTAACAGGGTGTGGTTGAAATGATGCTTCAATTGGGCTTGTAGCAGTTAATACATAACCAGTTGTAGTTTGACCACCACTTATAGCAATGTTGCCAATGCTTAATGATCCATTAATTAATATTCCACTAGCAACTGTTACATTGTTAAGACTGCTAGTCGCTGGTGCTGGCAGTGAGGCAGTGCTATTAATTTGACGAGTATTAGGATCAAACAAACCGGCATATAGATATAGTCTATAAAGAGTAGTACGTTTTTCTACCCACCAGACTTGGTACTGTTGAATTTGATCAAGAACTACACCAGCTGGCAATGCTTGTAGGTCAATTTGATATTGAAAACCATTTTGATCAAAACCAAGACAATAGTAATTTTGGGAAGCACCAGCTGTATTGCTAAGGGGATTAATTTGTGGATTAGACGTTAGGG